CTGCGACATTTCTGTTGTGCAAGAAATATGTACAATAAAATGAATTTTGTCGCTTTGCAAGCAAAATCCCACTAAACCCTATAGGTTGCGGATTTGAGGATTATGACAGAAGAACAGTATAATGAAGTTATTTCTCTTGATAAGAGATTAAATGAGTTGAAAGGAGTGTATCATATGTTAGATAACAATGACACTCATCTTTCTTATTATAAGAAAGGTTACTTAGGTAATAGAGATAGTCTTTGTAACCTTGAAGATTTGTCTCCTATAAAAGACATCTTGGCAAAGTATGAAAATATCATACGTCTTGAAGTCAAAGGAGAAATGGAGAGTATTAAGAAACAAATTAGTGAGATTTAAATTATAGAATATGGAATGGAATAAAGTATCAGAAGTAGAAATTCCTTTTGGAGAAGAGGTAATTGCCTTTAACGAAAAGTGGATTGATGAGGATTTTAATCCTAATGGAACACGAGTAGGTTTTATTCAAGACGATGGTTTCGTATCTGCAACTTGGAATAACGAAGATGATTGTTATGATACATGCTATGAAGAAGGAGATGACTACTACAAAGGTGTCTCAGGTATTCCAGGAATGGACGCATACCATAAGCAGTTTGCAAAGCCAAATATGCCAACACATTGGATGAAAATGCCTACTCATCCTTAGTAAATAACCGTCCTTATAGGACATAAATATAAGTAATATGGAACAAACTTCATTAGAAAACAAAGTTAGTAATACTTTGAAATGGCTTGCAAATGAAATTGCATGCATTCAAACATATCATTGGGGTGAAGAATATAAAAAGAAAAGTCTCAATGATGCTTGGCAAAAAGTTCAAGAACAGTTTAAGAAAGATATTGATTGGAATGCTCTTACGGAAAGTCAGTGTAAGGCTTTGCATTTTAGAAGTTGGCAATCCGAAGAAGATGTTAAAGAAAGGATTTCTCTCATTCAGTCTGAATTTGAGAAGGGATACCTTACAAAGGAGGAATTTGATAAGGAGGTTGCCAATGAGAAAAATACTCTTGGACTTCGTTTGATTCCACTATACCTATATCCATCATTGCCTATAGGTATTACCCTAACGTCTATTTGTGGAGAAGAGAGAGTTTTTGATGGTTCAAATATTGACACAGACGTTAGATGTGGATGTATTGCTTGGGGTATTAAGCCGAAAAAAGATTAACGAATCATTCTCTATGAGGATATAAAATAATTTGTAATATGACAGGAAATAATGAGTATTTAGCAAATGGACATTTCGGTTTTGGAAATGTCATTCAGTTTTTGAAAGAGGGCAAAGCTTGCCGTCGTAGTGGTTGGAATGGCAAGGGCCTGTTTATCGTTAAGCAGGTTCCTTCACACATTGAAGGTGACATCATTCCTAATATGCAGTCACTTCCTCAGTCAGCTAAGAATATCTTGATGAGCCGTGAGAATCCTCATATTGACTACACCAATCAAATGTTGATTATCAATCCTGATGGTCGTGCTGATTCTTGGGTTCCTTCTTCATCTGATGTGTTTGCGGAAGATTGGGAAGTTGTAACAGATTAACTAACCACCCTCTCCTGTAAAATGGAGAGGGTAAAAAGAAAAGAATATGAGATTAAGTGAATATAAAGCAGGTACTATCTTAGTTGCTAGTGATGGTAAAGTGTTTATCCATGATGGCTTTGTTAACGCTGATGGATATGGTGTGATAATTGGTGAGGATTCTGATGGAATGATTCAGAAATCCAATGGTATTGGCAATTGGATGAAGTGTCACATTAAAGGTGTTGCGACAAAAGAACAGATTAGTGGGTTCTTTGCCAAGGTTCGTAAAACACAGAAAATTATCAATTACTAAGGAGGGTAAAAAAAAGAGAATATGGATTTAGTAATTACAATATTAGGTTGGATTGCATTAGGCGTTATATCTGCTTATCTGTTAGCAATAGTAGGTAAAATAATCTTTGATGCTGCAACCGCTGATTATAAGTTATACAAGCATGTAAGATTGTGTCGCAAAAGATTGCTAAGACAGCGATATGAAGATTACGCTTGGCTGTTATTCCAGTTAGAGAAAGATACGGAAGTTTTCAATCTTACTCATAACACAAGAGATTGGACTTTTGAAGATTGGAGAGAATTTTATCTTAAAAAAGCAAAGGAGGATAAGCAATGAGTAAAGAAAAAGCTAAAGAATACATTAATAATTCCATTGAGATTTTGAACTCTATGAATTGGCTTATAAATACTCAGAGAACTGAAGCTATAATGTATTTAGATAAAGCACTTAAAGAGTTGGAGGATAGAATATGATAAGAGAAGAAGTAGAAAGGAATATAGAAAAATGGCGAGAAATCTCCAGACCTTTTATAGATAAAATGGTCAAATTAAATGTAAGACGCGATGAGTTACTTCGAGAAATGAAACAACTTCAAGAAGACTGTATTAAAGCCTTGCCTGTTAAAATCGGAGATAAAATTATGGATGAAGATGGGCGTGTGGGTTGGCTTTCCAAAATAGTTCCTTATCGTTCACCATCGGAAAGGTTTATGGGGTCAACATTACAATTGACTCTCTTCTTCCATATGGAGAAAAAAGATGGTACTCGTGACACTCATGAGGTTTATGTTCATGGTCTCCCAATCAAACTATAACTAATATGACAAGAGAAGAATTACAAAATAAACATGGCGATGCTATCTGTGAGTATTGCAACAAGAACATTATTTCAAAATATAACATCGGCATAGGTGGGCTTTGCGAAGGTCAGTATTGCGAGGAAGCACAAGATGGCTACGCAGCAGAAAATAACATAGAGTTGGAGGATTAATTATGATTCAAAAGCAGTCATGGAAGGATGAAATCAGAATTTTAATAACTGATGAAGAAAATCTTGGCTCAGTTCAAATATCTATTCCGTCATATGTTAGTGATATTTTCGGCAAAGCTGATGCTCTAATATATGCACTCTTTGTTGATGATGCTCATAGAAGATGTGGCGTTGCAAAACGTCTGTTACAACTTGCCGAACAACAAGCTAAGTTAAATGGAGTGAAAATAATCGGGTTGGAATTTAATAAAGATGAATCCGAGAGTTTTGTTTTCGAATGGTATCTGAATAATGGTTATAAGCCATTTAATAAGGAAAGTAATTTATTAATTAAAAAAATATAGTATTAGTTATGTCATGGTTAGCAGTAGATAAAGGTGGCTGTGAACATATTTTTGCAGAAAAACCTTGCAGAAATGAAAGTAATACATTATGGATTTGCTCTGTCGTATATTTATATGGGCAGAGGTACGCAAATACCGGTTGCTGTTACCTTCCTAAAGGAAGCATTAAGAAGCTCATCGGAAAAGAATTGTCTTGGAAAGATGAGCCTGTCGAACTTAAAGGAGAATAAGTAATGAATGAAAAGATTCAAAAATGTCAAACTTGTTATTATGATAATAGGTGTTATTGGCAAGAGTTAGCAGACCATATTCCTATGGATTGCAATGACTATAAAAAGAGGGATAGGAAATGAGCAAAATGAACGTCAAAAAGTCTCTTCTAGATGTTGTTAAAAGCAATAACTTAGAGATACTAAAAATAGATTTATTCAATGATTTTGAGTTGTTCGTAAGGGAAGGCACTAGGGAACGTAATGAGTATTGCAAGACTTATGCAACATTAGACGATTTGGATTTTGATGTAGAGGCTTTCTTGCTTAATGATGAAGTACGTGGAATTGTATACTGCCAAGATAAAGACACAAAAGAACCAGTGTGGATTGAACCTTGGAGTGACGAATGCTGTTCTTGGTGGCAGATTAGTAGAGTTCCTGCCTTCTATAAGGATAGACTTAAAGATTTAAATATGAAAAAATATGAGTAAAGTATCGGCACTAACAATTATTGATGATATGATTGAAAACTATACTAGAATGATGAACGCAGGAAATAAGAAAGTTCTTGTAGTTCACGCTAGAAGTTTTCTAAAACTAATCAAGCAAGAGTTAGAACTTAAAGAAGAATAGTTATGGAAAGAATATTCGAAGTAAATATTAGAGTTACTATTGATTCTAAGTGCAATGATAGTGACGATAATATTATAGAAGAACTTATGTATGGAGCAGATAAATATTTCTATCCATATTGTTGTAATAATGAACATATAGAGCATACTAATAGTACTGCTTATAAAGTTAAAAATAAATGAGAACAATTTTATTCAAGGCAAAGAAACTGAGTGATGACGAATGGGTGAAAGGTTATTTGGTAAAGTCACCTTTCGGAACATTCATCGAGTGGTATGATGATTCTATCTGCAACAAAGAAGAAGTCGACCCCTCTACCGTCTGTCAATATACTGGACTGAAAGATAAGAATGGAGTTGAAGTTTACGAAAATGACATTGTGAAAACAGACGATTGGGAAAAGACAATTTGTAATGTTGAATACAAAGATTATGGATTCTGCTTGTGTGGCAAATGTTTTAGTGATGGCATAATGCCTTTGTATATTGCTGTAGATAATTGCGACTTGTATGTTCTTGGCAACAAATTCGATAAAAAGAAGTAGCGTATGATAAAAAAGATATTAGAAAAAGTAGTCCAAAGACTGAATGCTTTAGCCACAAAGGTTTTTAAGGAAGAGACTTATCCTTATCCTCCTCTTTCAAGAAGAGAACGAAGAAAGTTTGAACGTGACAACATAAAAGCTGAGAAGAATATAGCGTTATGTCGTAGATGTATGAAGAACGCTCCTAGTTGGTGGTGTCCAGGAGAACGTTGCTATTTCTTCCCTTATCGAAGACACGTATTATTTGGAGATAAAAATAAGTAGCATATGGAAATTGTAATTTTATATATAGGTGTTAGTCTAATTTACATCTTTCTTGTTTGCTTGGATGGAGAAGATGTAAAACCGAAATGGAAACAATGGCTAGCTGACAAACTAGGCATCAAACCAAAGATAGAGGTTAGATATATAAAGCCACAAGTCGTTAAGCTTCGTTCAAGAGTTACAATGTCGAATATAGAAATGCAATACTATTGCTGTGACAAATTTGGCATGGAGCAATTGAAGAGAAGAGCAATAGAAAGTGTGTACGATGAAATTCTTAAGGGAATGAAGGCAAACGAATTGGTTTCCATTTCGCAATATAATGACATTTATAGTAATAACACTATTTATGAGGGGACATGTGAAATTTATAAAAACAAGTAGTATATGAAGATAAGACAAGCTAAGAAAATCTTGAATATGATGGCGAAAGGAACGGACACACGTTACTTCGATTCAAAATATACATTCAAGAAAGAGAGTAGATTCATTCCTAGATTAAAGAATCTCTATCAGAAAGCAACTATCAGATGGAATAAGGTAAATATGCCGAGTGCTAACGTTAGTTTGTTTCGTTCAATTTTGAGAACTTCAAAGGAATGCGGTCGTTGTAAACATTTCAATGGTATGTTCGCAGGAAGATGTACTAAACTACATGAGTATGTTGAAAGCAGCGATTGGTGTCATGGAACGTTTTTCCATAGAAAGTGAGGTTGATATGAAAATAAGACAAGCTAAGAAGATAATGAAGCAAGTCTATAAGACTAGATATTGGGCATATAGGCAAGGCTATTATTGTGGCAAGAAGGATGCAGGAAAGCTAGCTGGAGACCATCGTTTGTTAAAGGCTATGCGTCTAACAAAGAAGTGGGAAAGTCGCAAGATACGAAATGATGTGAATAAAATACTGGAGAAGAATCCGTTCAAACCGAGGGATCTTCAACGTAGTGCTTTAATATTATTGAGATATGGATGTAGCAAAGCTTAATCGTAAAATTCTAGGTGTAGACCTAGAATACAAAAACGTTTATATTGATGCTGAGAATACGAGGATGATACGTGCCAAATTACCTGATTCAAGTTCCGGAAACCTTTAGATTAGGTTTAAGCGATTATCCATTCAATCGTCCGGAGCGGATTAGCCTCAGCCCCGAATGGATTTAGGGAGCTACGTTAGGGATGAATTCATAGGCACGTCAGGATGTCCGTCCAAGTTCTGCCCTCTGCGGTTCGTGGTTAAAAGTGGCGAAAGCTGCGGTGCTGCGGACAAGAAACCACCCCATAACATTGGCGATGGGCGCACAACCACCTTTCGAGGTGAGATTTACACTTCTCATCCCTTCGGGGATGGGGGTGTTTATTGGATTATTAATTTTAATGGAAGAAAGGACTTCCGAAAGTTGAATAAGTTATGATAGACGATAACAAAATAGTCCTAGATATTCCTAAAGGAATGGAAGTGGACATTGAGAATTGTGATTTAAAAGCTGGTGTTATTAAGCTTAGAAAGAAGGTAATCTGCTATGCGGATGTCTTATCTGCTTTAGCAGATAAAGATGTTTGTCCTGCCGATATGAAAGTTCCTGAAGTGATTGCTGGAAAGATAATCGCATTAGCTAGGTTAATGACTATAGCTAAGTACTATAATGGAGATTGGAAACCGGACTGGAATTCTAAAGAATATAAGCATAATATCATGCGAACCAACGAATACGGTATTACTTCTTGTGGTAATTATAACGAAGGAGCAATTTACTTCAAGAACAAAGAAGATGCCCAAGCCGTTATTGATAATCCGAATTTCAGAAGCATTCTTGATGCAATCTATAAGGACTAAGGCTTATGAAGGAAATGTTCTTTAAGAATGTAAAGTTCCGTGAAGTTCAGCATTTGGCATTCACAGATGAATATATAACCGCATACGTGTCAGTGAACAATGTTCCTAAGATACACCTAAGTGTTAATACACCTCGTGACGAATATGGGTTTGCGAAAGGCAAACCAAAGCGTTACTTTAGAGTAGGGTTAGGGAAATGGCTCACCGAACGAGCGTTTGTTAAAAAATATTTTAGTGAAGAATGAAAATATGAAGAATAAAGACAAAATAATCAATGAGTTTCTGAGCAACTTGTGGCATGATGCAATTGAGGCTCCTGACTTGGATAGACGAATCTTGTATGTATATAAGCCTAATGGTGAGATAAATCCACCTATATATATCAGAGAGGCTACATACGAAAAGATACGTTGGAAGGAATGTGGTTACAAGCCAATAAATCCAGAACGGATTATTATTCGTTGGCTCTACTTGGATGAATTGTTTCCCAAGAAAGGATGTGATAGTAAATGACCGAGGCAGAATTTAATAAGTTTGTGCTAGTATTAGAGAACGAGGCGTTTCGGTTTTCAAGAAGCCAAAACGAATTTAAGGAACATCGAGTCGTGATAGAGCAGTCCTTCAAGATAGGAGGACTGTTCATTCTTCGAGAGTTGGAAAAGTATTTTAATCAAAAGAAGTAAGCATATGACATTATATGAGAATCAATATTTTGAGCTTTTAAAAGCTCTGTGTTATAGTGTTCCACAGAATCCAAATGTTGGTAGGTTTGAGATTGCGAGTACTATACTTGATACATTTAAGAAGCTGAAAGATATAGAAATTTAACGGCTTTCGGACACAAATTAAAAGATAATGACTAAGGAAGAAATATTAGAAAAGGCATCCGACTTTGAGGATGAAGATGAGTTTGTGAAGTGTGATAAATTGCCGTTCACTGAAGAATTGTGGCTTTTACATCAGCTAGTGTATATCGGCTTGGCTTGTACCTATACAGGTCGTGGTTATATAATTGAGAAACTTAAAGATTAGTAAAATGGGAGCGAATGATTATTTGAAGGCTATGCAAGCTATGGACGAATTGGATAGACTTGTAACTAGTGTTTATCCGGATAAGTTCAAGTTGGTCTGCAAGAAACATGGAATAGATGAATGCAAGGCGATGAACATGTATTCGTACTTGCAAAAAATGCATAAAGGTCAGTCTTGGTTAGTTAGATACAAGCCGTTAGAATATCTAGAGCGTGTATTAACACTAGCTAAAGAAGCTTATGCGTCTTACATGAACAATGACTTGATTCTAGGTATGGTCAATTTTGGTGATAAGTATACAAGAATACTTGTAATCTTTGAGAAAGATGGCGTGAGAAGCCAACAGGAATTTGACCTTAGAGAGCAAAGAACATATGTAGATATAGCGGACTTTATTGGAAATGGTTACTCCATCGTATCTGTTATCCGTCAGTGTGATAATGTTGGCAGCGAACAGTTTGTTGGAGAAAAGGATGAGCGAAGTCATAGTATTCCTATTTACGATGGTGATGTAATGCTTTGTTACGTGAATAAACCGGAATTTTGGAGTTCCGATTGGCGTAATAGCGGACTTTATATTTGCGAGAGTGGCTCATATCATAGATTGCTATACACACCGAATAAGGGGTACGTAAGACATGGAGAGCCTGATGTAGACGAAGACTTCACCCTTGATATTGGGAAAGAATCCTTCAGTAGTTATGTTATGACTTTAGACCAGTCTTGGTATAAGTTGGGTAATGTTCATGCAGGTATAGGCTTTTTGAAGGAGAAAGAATAGAAGAGTAGAAGGAGAGGAATGTCATTTCCCCTCCTTTGCCTTAATCTCCAGCTCGATAGGCTTGCCACAATGAGGGCAGATGATAGCCGGAGATTGCGGAATGGATGGCTGCTCTGGTTGTAGCTCCTTTGGTGTCTCCTTGTAGAATAGCCTCCAAATTGGCACATCTAGGATTTCGGCAATACGTACCAATGTATCAAACGATGGGTTCGCTTTATTATTAATAATGTATGATACCGATGTTTGAGCCATACCAAGAGCCTCTTGTAAGGTCTTTGACATGATGCCTTTTTCTTTCATTACCTCTTTAATATATAGAGGCACATTGCTTTTCTTGTAATTCATATACGATACTATCTAATGTTTTTGAGTGCAAAGATACGCAATTATACGATATAAATGTATTAAATTCTGTAAAAATACGACCACTTATTATAAATAAGAGTTAAATATTAGATTAAATCGTAAGTTTTAGGCAAAAACATTTGGAGGATATAAGATAAAATCGTATCTTTGCAATGTCTTTAAGAGATAAAGGCTTTAAAGTTTAACTATTAATTGCTGTTATGCAGCCGAGTCGGCACTCGTAAAACGGTTTGAGGATATGACTACTTCAATTAAGAACAAGATGAGAAAGGTAATGCAGTTAGCACATAGAGCCTATCAGTTAAAATCAAGTTCAATGTCTTGGGTTGAGTGCTTGAAACAGGCTTGGCAGGTCGTAAAGCTTGAGTCAGCGATGAAGACCAAGGTAGTAGAGTTCTTCTTTATGAAGATGAATGGTGAGGTAAGACAAGCCTTTGGTACTCTCCTTCAGAGCCACATTGACTATACTCCAAATGGTACAGGGCATGCAGCATCAAGAGATTGCATCCGCTATTGGGATGAAGCAAAGGGCGCATGGAGACAATTCAAGGCTTACAACTTCTTGCGAGTTGCATAAAGATATATTCACGTTCTAAGGTGTTTGGCGAGGCTTAATAGGGGGTGTGCCTTTAAACACACCTTTAGTTTAGGACTTTTAAAGTATTTGAGATATGGAGACAATTGCTAAGTGTTTGAAAGAAGTGTTCTACAAAGGACATCATATTACCAAGGTGGAGGACGTATTCGGTCAGGTTGCCGTTCGCATTGATAATGTTGTTGAACCGGACTATGCTAGCATAGCCGATGCAAAACGAGTAATCAATGGTAAAGCCCCTAAGTGGTTTACGGATGGCTATATGTGGGACGAAGCAAGCAAGAAGGTTATAAAAGACCCTAACGCTTTCCGATGGGAGGAGTAAGAAAAGATAAGGTGAAGAACTTAATACGATTGGTTATGGAAAAGTTTATTGATGGCAGTTATGTATTCGAGAAAACAAATGAGTTTCCGGATGGCTACGAGATTTGGGCGATTGGTCGAAGAAATTTCGAGCACAAGGGTTACGTGCCATTGTGTGAGGTTGATGAGAACAACAACGTCAAAAGAGATACCTTGAAGGCTTTGAAAGTCAAGGATGAAGTATTAGCTTTGTCTTTGCTCTATGAAGCCGTTAAACGAGGTGTTAACAAGAAGAAGTATAACAAAATGATTAGCGCATAAGAAATGGATGAGAATTTCTTGAATGTGCTCTATATCGAGCACACGGATAAAATAGGCGTTTTAAAGGACGATAAGGACGAAAGGGTATCAATTATCCTTGGGACAGACAAAACGCTTGTAGAACGCAAGAGAGACGGCAAAACGTACCTTCTTGTACCATTGACAAAGAACCACACCTTTGTCTGCAAGGGTAATTGCATTGATGTGGATGGTAAGCGTATCAAGAGTGAAATCTTCTTTCGTAAGGATGGTACGCAGTGGATTGAGATCGATAAAGAAACGTTATCTAAGGTAGCGTAATAAAAGGAGGTTTAAGCTATGAAAGTATATGTAGTAATTTCTTCGTACCAACACGGATTGGGTGAAGCTGTTGAGGTTGATGCAGAAGTCTTCGATACCAGAGATAAGGCTAGAAAGGCTATAAGACACAAAGGAATGAACACTTTGGAGAATTACAAGCGAGTTTTGAATTGCGATGATTATCTATACAATATCTCAGATTCTTTCTTTCATATCTCAGACAGCGAAGGAGAGACGTGGGATAATTTTGATATTGTAGAACGAGAAGTAAAGTAATAAGACTATGGATATTAAGATTATCAAAGACATCTTAGATGATGCAAAGGAGTGCGGTTGCATTGCAGGAATTTCACTCTCTAATGGGCAGTTAACTCATGCAAACTTTAGCAAATCAAAGTTATTTGATTTTACTGCCGATGTTCTTTATAACAAAAAAAAGCATTTGATAACTATACTTGGTGAGAACGGAAACAGAGATTACATTGATAGTGACTCTATCATACGTATCTTTATTAGAGAAGGTGTTTAACAATTAATTATAGGAGAATATGGATGCAGGTCATGTGAATGTGATATTAGGCGAAGCCGAGGACAAAGGTCTTAGAGGAAGTATCAACTTGGTAGGTGGAGCAAAAATAAGTTTCGACTTCAATAGTGTTGGTGGTGAAACCTCTTTCAATTGCAATACAAAGAACAGAACACTTATGATTGGAAGTGGAAGTACAGTAGTGTTTACACGTAAATATATTGATTGTAGCTCTATCCAGTATATTGAAGTGTTTGAACGTACAAAATAATTATAGGAGACAAGAATATGAATATACTAGACTATTATGAGGTTGTCACCTCAAAGATTTTCAAGTTGGAAAGCATGAACGAGGGGCTTGTATTGATAGCACCGGAGCAGGAGGTGGATGGAGTCCGTTCCTTGATGGTGGGATTATATGTTCCTGAGCATGAACGATACAAGATGTACACTTTCCGTTCATCTATGAACGAGGGCGAACTTGGCGACAAGTACAAGGCAATGGTCGGCACGATGGATGTGCTTAAACCGGATTGGGACAGAATCAGAAAGAAAAGACGGAAGAGGATCTAACCTCTTACCGCCTTTAGGATGCAAGCTATTTCAAGATTATTTTTAGAAAACATGAAAATAAATTAGAGTTTCCTTGTATTTCTCGAAGGTTTTTGTTACCTTTGCGGATGCAAATAATAAAACAATGAGCTTATGAAAGTATTATCAATTCGTCAGCCGTATGCTTGGTTAATCGCTATCGGCTGCAAGACCATTGAGAATAGAACATGGAATAGAAAGTTCCGTGGTCGTTTCCTTATTCATGCTAGTCAAGCTAAACCTGAAAAACTTGACGGATGGCAGGAGAGCGCAATGAAGAAATATTGCCAAGAGCATGGTATTGTTATTCCGGACTTCAAAGACTTGCCAACGTCAGCCATTATCGGCAGTGTAGAGTTGGATGATATTCAATTTCATGAGGCTTATCCGGATGCATTTGCTGAAGATTTCCAATATCATTGGTTCTTGAAGAATGCTAAATTGTTCGATAAGCCGATTAGAAACGTCAAAGGCAAGTTATTCCTCTGGGATTATGAGTATAATGAAGCCGAAATGTAAAATAACAATACTTTTGTAATAAAAATACAAGTCATTGAAAATTAGCGCAAAAGTGTTTGTTCTCCGATGGGTTAGATAAGAAGTAAATGTAAAAATAAAGAAAGCCTCAACCTCTAACGAGATTGGGGCTTTTACAGTTGTCCTAGTGTGTCTCACCATTATTATTTCGTTCAATCAAAGGTAAGATACCTTTCTCCTTTAGGAACTCATAGAGAAAGAAACGCCCTTTTTGAGTCCATTTCGTGTTGTATTTGATGGTTTGTTTTCCATCATTGTGCGTAATGGTCACTGGCTCGCTATTCACATATCCCTTATCCAAATATTGGCGGTACAAGACCCATTGGTCAGAAACCTTGTGCTGGATACCATGCTCATGCAACAATTTGTTGAATGCTTGCGGACTCATTCCGTAATCCTGCGCCATTGATGTAATCACGCTTGTGCTCTTGTTCTTCATCATCACATCGAAGTAAGTAGTCTTAGGCTTCATTGTTGTAATCTGTGCGCTCAGTCCGACAATCTCCTGCGATGCCTTGGCAAGTTCCTCTCTCTGTTGCTTGTTCTCCAAGGTCAGTACTTGGTTCTTCTCGAACTGGTCAGCCCAAGCTCTTGCTGCTATAGCCGGATTGGTGAAATCGGGCAAAGATGGAACACTCTGCATTCTTACCTTTTTCTCAACCTCAATGAAGTACTTGCGAATCATCCTACCTTTCTCATTGTTCTCAATCATACACAACTCCTTCGCCATGTCTAAAGATAGGGCGTACTCCTTGCTTGGTCTGCCACCTTTTGAGTTTTTAAGATTTTCCTTAAAAACCTCATAGTCTTGATTTTCAACGAATCCGTACTTTTCAATACGCTCTTGAATCCAATTCGCAAATTGATACTTGCTACCCAACTTTTGGTGCAGCTCTCTTGCATTGATGGCTTGCTTACCATCACGTTCTTCTACCTTGATGAGTTCAAAGCCTTCAACCTTGATTTTCTCACTTTGATTTACGAATGCTCCCAGCATGGGTGCATCATTCAAATTCTTTTCTAAATAATCTTTCATTTCTTAATTTGTTGATAATTTATATTTGGCTGTGGTGGAAACGAAAAGCCCCATCCGCTAAAGTCACGAGTGCGGACAGGGCTTGTGTCATTCATCCACTATTGTAGAGCGATGGACGGAATGACAATACTCCACGCTTGGAGCAAATGAAAATATTTAATTTTAAATTTTAAAAATATAATCTATATCCTCATTAGCCGTGCTCGTGACTTCACAACCTTGTTATTTTCGGCTGCAAAGTTAATGCTTTTCTTGTTAACTTGCAAACGCTTTAGTGTTTTATTTAAAACATTAACGTTTGTTTTGCTTTGGAGGACTTCTGTCCTCACCAGCACGACCAATTCTTATGGCACATTTCTGCACATTACTTCTTCTTTCCATTGCTCACGGAATTTAATTGTTAAACATCAAAGATAATGTGCAGTTGTTTCGGTGTGCCTCACCATATATGTTACGCTACCATTGATAGCATTTCTTTTGATTGCATCTGAATCCATTGACAAGCATCCTTGCGGAAAAAGATGTCAGAATCGAGCTGCTTGCCATCCACAATGATGTAATTACCCTTATACTCAAATTTGTGGTTTCGGGTCAATGGGACTAGCAGATAGACCGCCATGTCCTTTTTATCCAACACCAGTGTAAGGTCAGTACCCAATATATGTGAAATAGTGTTGTCTTTGTCGTCACACAATACACCAATCTTCTCATCGTAGCTCACGTAGAGAGCATCCATTAAATTCTTATCCATATCTCTTAAATATTTAATGTTCAAAGTCCGGTGCAGTTTAGCGTGTGCCTCACGAAATCTATTACAAATCACACTCGTATGAGTATTGCTTTTTCAGCTTGTTCAATGCGTTCTCGGTAACGTAGTAGATGTTATCGAAATATTCGCTTTTCTTGATGCTTCGGCTTTCTTTCAGCTCTACCTTGTGATTGAATGTCACTTCGTAGCGGTTTGCGATGCTTGTAATCAAGAAATCAACCTCACGTTTATGTCTGTCCAGATCGGTCTCTTTATACTCACCACGCTTGATAAATGCGTCCTTGTTCGTCTCTTCGATGGTAGCAACCATGTTGCCTTGCATCACTATAATCTTTGCGCTCATATCTAGTTTCTTTTTAATCGTTAATAACCTTGTTAAGCAACTCTAATCAAGTTGTAGTTCTTGAATTGTCTCCATTCTCCCTTGACCTCATCCCAATACTTGGTGCAGTCCTTGCAAGCGTAACCCTTGCCGTTTGGAGTGTAGTCAATGTGACTCTCCATCAATGTGCCGAAAGCCTGACGAATCTCACCATTCATTTTCTGAAAATAGAACTCAACGACCTGCTTCTTCATGCGAGCCTTCAGCTTGATTACCTGCCAAGCTTGCTTCAAGCATTCTGTCCAACTCATGTAAGCACCCTTAAGCTGAAATGCTCTGTGAGCCATATTCATCACTTCTCTCATCATATTCTTAAATGTAGTAGCCATAATCTTTCAATTTTAAACGTTAAACTTAAATTACTTACTTTGTAAGTCCGATGCTCTCACGCAAGAAGCTCTTGGCCTCATCGTTGTTCATATTGAGCTTAGTTGTTATCATATTCAACATTCTATCAACGTCCTTTTGGGTGTTTATCCTGTTGCTTACGAACTCTATCATAACGAACTTCTGAATCAAGTTTCTTCTTATCATTGAAGTAGTCATATTGCTATACCGTTTTACGAGTGCCGACTCGGAGGTGCAACCTCAGCTAAATTAATAATGTTATTGTGACCTTTCTTTCTTAATCACGATGCAAAGATATAGATTTATTTCTATACTATCAAATAAAAATATAAGTTTCTTTCTATATTTAACCTTTATTCACGTTTATAGCTCGATTTCTATAATATTTTTAATTTTATAAAGATAAATCTATTTATCCTTTGTACTTTCAAATCTTTTAGCTATCTTTGCACCATAATATAATATACAATTAATTCTATAATATTATGGATATAAAGAAAGCAATAAAAGAAAGCGGGTTTACCATATCAAAGGTTGCAGAAAAGTTGGGTATCGCTCAGCCATCATTAACCGCTCAACTTATAAATGGTACTATGTCTTTATCACGTGCAAAAGAGATTGCCGATATAATAGGTGTATCTCTTTCTGAGCTTGTAGCGGACGAAAACGAACAGCAGGGTGCTTCCCTTATCTGTCCTCATTGTGGCAAACCGATAACTTTGCATATAGATAAGTAACGTGGGGTGTTCCCCACTAAGTTCAATTATTTAAAAGTATGGGATTATGAAGAAGGTCTTATATTTTATTTCTTTTGTTGTGCTCTTGTTGACTAGTTGTACATCAAAGGAAAACAAAGCAGATGCCCTTATTAAGGCAAGAGGGTTTGAGTGCGCCAATGTAGAGAAGTTAGAGGAATTTCAATGCAATCCTGCTTCTGCCGAAATGGTTATGGTCGCTTATAATAGTTTGTGGCGCAACGACTCGCTGTCTAGGAATATGTATTTGTCTAGTAGTAATATTAATTATGTTTATAATGAGATACAAAGACAAGAGCAAAATGCAAAAAATCTGTTGGAAAAAGCTGATGAGATTGGCATGATTAATAATCATACAGAATTATGTGGTTATTATGTTGTTATCTCTCCTGATAAGATTAATGGTGCGTATATAGACAAAAATAAAAAATGTACAAGATATGAAGTATTCTTCGATAAAGATGTCGAACGTATCATAGGAATACATCCAATTCGTAAATAAACGAATTAACAGGTTTAGTGTTGTAAAGTTAGTATATTAACAATTTAAATAAATGTGATTATGAAGAAAATAGCTTACGTAGCCATTATTGTAGTAATTGTTGCCATTTGTGGTTACGCAATAAAGGTTGCCTCTGAAAGAGACAAGATGATAGTTGAAGAGTGGGAACAACATGAAATACGAGCTATTTCCAAGGATTCCTGTATGCCAAAACGTGACTTGGTTTTAAAAAAATATTTTGGCAAAAGCTATAAGGTGATTGATAGTCAGTTTTATAACAATAAGGGTTATAATGATCAGAAAGGTAGCTTTAGTGATAAAGGAACTGTAGAGGGTGTTGTGGAAGGAAAAAATGGGAAATTTGCGTATGATATGAAAGTCTCAATTCCTTATAGGAATCCTAAAGATTGGAATTTGGAATCGTTGATAGTGAAAGACTTGAAATCATGTCATTATGTATATATCGTGAGAGATGGGAAGCGTGAAGACCCAAGAGAATACGAAAAAGCAAATGCTATCAGTTCTTCTAGTGAGACCGATGTGTATGTTTCGGATGAAGACCTGTATTCAATAGAGGATGCTCTTCAAAAAGAGTGGAATGTTAGCAATGCTACAAGTTCCGTAGGTGCGGAAAGCTCCAATGTGTTCAAGGTGAAGAAAAAAAGCGTTAGTGGACGTGAGGTCACTGTTTCTTATTCTTTACGTTCAACCTATGGTGGTCAGAAGAAATTCGTTGATTTGCATGGTGTTGTCAAGAAGAATAGTGATGGCTCTTGGAGTGTCGTAAACTTAGGATATTAACAGTTTTAGTTTAGAAATGGTTTGTTTGGTACATTGCAAGAGCTATAATACAATAAGGTGTAATATTAAAAATAAGTTTCTAAAAGAAAATAAAGTTTAAAAGAATAAAGAAATACACTAAATAATTTGCGTGTTTCAGAAATTATGCTTACCTTTGCAAACGAAATCAGAAATGGTTTAGCCGTGAAGTCGTGAGCATGGTTACAGGGATAAGAAGAAATTTAGAAGTCTTCGGACTTTTCTATACTTTTAGCCTCGTTCGCTACTCACGACAATAAGCGGACGGGGCTTTTGTTTTGTCCCAAAGGTAAGAGGCATACCTGTAAAACTGCCGTGTTTAATTTTAAAAGTAAAGAAAAGTATGAAGACAATTAGTTTTAAGTTGGTTGGTGTTAGTCCATTGATGTTGAATAATCCGAGAACAGTTTCTCCTTTCGATGCTTACTCAAAGCAGATTTCCGGTTTGACTGCCAAGCGAAAAAAGACGGAAGAAGACCAATTGGAGATATGCCGATTGAAGTTCTTGGCATCCTTGTATCAGAATACAAAGGGCGAATACATTATTCCTAGTTCGCACATCATGCAAGCCGTTAAATGTGCTGCCAAAGAGATTCGTCTTGGTGCTAAGGTTGAGCGTTCTTTTGGTGTTATGGATGATGGTTTGTTGAAGTTCAAGGATGCGGACAAAACTCCTGAGCAACTTTACGAGCTTGGCATTTATGTAGATTGCCGTGCCGTTGGTATTCGAGGCGCAAAGGTTCTTGCTACTCGTGCGATATTCCCAGAGTGGAGTACTGAATGCACTTGTTGGTATGATGAAAGTCAATTAGACCGAGACCAAATTGTTAAGTTGTTCGAGGTTGCTGGTCTTAGATACCATTTAGGCACATTCCGAGCAATGTATGGAAAGTTTGAAGCAAAGGTGATGAAATAGTTGGTTATCCCCACATGGTGCTAGTAGAAGTTCGATTCTTCTGTGGGGAGCTAGATATTTATCGTTTAGTTCAGTAAAGTTTAGTCTAGTATAGTTCAGTGAAGTACAGTATAGTTTAGTTGAGTGTGGTAAAGGGTTTCTCTGTATGGTATTCATCAAGGTTCGAATCCTTGACAGAGAACAAAGTTAAAATAACGATTATGGAAAGTGTAAAGGAATTAACAAATGAAGTGCTAGGAGCGTTCGAAGAAGAGCTAATAGCTAGCTTTGACGAAGGTCAGCTTATTCCACATAAGTGGCTCAAAGAGAAGTTGGGTTTACCAAAACTTGCTTTTGAAGATTATGATAAGGATGTAGATGCTTATATTGAGGCTATCCAATTACAGCAATTTACGTACATGGCAATGGTTGAAAAATTGCGTGAGGACATGTTGAAAAATAAGCAATGTTGCCTTCGTAATGTTTGGGGCAATGGCTACGTGATTGTTCCTAGCAACGAGCAAGCCAATTACGGCTACGACCAAATGATGAGCGACATCAAGAAGGCATTAAAGCAAGGTGCTGACATCATAAACAATGTACGACCTTTGCCTATGGAAGAACAATCTAAGTATTACGATACATTGGCGAAACTTGCAAAGGTTCGTGATGTATTTGCTAATTTTAAATAAAGGGCAGTTTAGTTAAGTGTTGTCCAGTACAGCGCAGTATAGTGTTGTGCAGCGAAGCCCAGTATAGAACTGTTTAGTATAGTAAAGTAAAGTGAGCCATCCTTCGGGGTGGCTCTTTTTTTGTTAATTGAGGTTAATATAACAAAAAAGTTATCCTTTTATTTGCATATATAACAAAAAAGTTATATCTTTGCATTGTCTTAAGGACAAAAGAGGTCTTTTACTTATTTATTAATTTCTTCTATTATATATGATGAAGACTAGTCAATTAGTGAGAAAGCTGACCCAAGCAGGTTGCTATGTGGTTCGGCATGGTGGTAATCACGACATTTGGTTTAGTCCAACAACAAAACTTAAATGTCCAGTGCCACGGCACGGCAGTCGTGAAGTTTCTCGAAAGACTTACGACAGTATTCTTGAAAGATTGCTTGGGCTTTAAGCCCAGCAATTTTTCGCTTATATAGCAAGAAGTTGATATGAGTTTAAGACCTCTTTTTAAAGTTTAGAATCGGAATTATGGCAACAAAGGTAATTATACAAGTAGAAAAGTGTAAAGAAGAAAAGAATTTTTCTTGCTATATGGTGGATAAATTTCCAGACTTCCATCTAGTCGGATTTGGCAACTCTGCAAAACAAGCGATGGATGATATTTTTGTAGCAAAGGAAGAGATTAAAGAGCTTCTTGAAGAAGAGGGAAAGCAAATGCCTGAATTGGTGTTTGAGTTCCGGTATGATATAGGTTCTTTCTTCGATTATTTTTCATATCTGAATATAAATGGTGTCGCAAAGAAAGCTGGCATTAATGCTTCTCTGATGCGTCAGTATGCAATGGGAATCCATGAGCCTAGCAAAAAACGTAAGCAGCAAATTCTTGATTGCTTACATGGAATTTCAAAAGAATTACAGGCTGTCGTGATTTGACGGTCTTTATATATAGAAGAAAAATAAGTAAACAACCGAGCCTTCTGCATGTGAATGTGGAAGGCTTTTTTGTATCTAGACATTATTCTTTGCACTTAAATCTTTTGTGAAATAGCACCTTTTAATTCATTCGATATTCCTTTGACTATTAGCTAATTTTGCCAAATAAAAAGTAAAGAAATGGCAGAATTAAGATTTGACGTTCGAGCAAATTTCGAAGAGGTAACGAAACTTCGTTCCGAGTGTGAGAAATTGAGGGCTGAGTTGTTGAAGACCAATAAGTCAACCGACCCAGCTATTGTTGCGGATTTGACGGAAAAATATGCGGATGCTAGCAATCGCTTAAAGGACTTGACACAAGCTGCTTCAAGAGCCGCTTACGTGATGTCTTCCGAGTTTAATAAGAAGATGCAAGCAGCCGCAAGGGAAGTTTATAGCTATGAACTTCAAATGCAAGCTACCAAAGACCGAATAGAGAAAATCCAACAGCAAATCACGAACAAGAGATTAACTCTAGGAGTTACAACGGATAAGTCATCCATAGATTCTTTACAGAAGAATATTGACTATTTGAAAGGTTCTTTGGCAGGTCAAACTGCGCAATTAAAGAACCTAGAAGGAGGTGCTGTCGGTGCTCGTCAGACCTTGGAGAACATGCGGAATGAGTATGTTTTGTATGCAGGTTCAGCAAATCCGGCAAAAGATGCCACAAATATGTTGACCGATAGCATGAACCAAATGATAGAACGCATGAAGTCTGCTCCTACTGCCGGAGAGGGTATGTCTAGCTTGTTTCAAAGGGTAACTGGTGATGCTCACATGCTTTCGGCTGCTTTGCTTGGCGGTTTAGGATTTGAACAACTGACAAGTAGTATTTTCAATACTCGTTCCCAATTCCAACAACTTGAAATATCTTTCAATACCATGCTTGGTAGTTTGGATAAGTCCAAACAATTGATGGATGAACTTATCCAAACGGCAGCTCATACGCCTTTCGATTTGTCCAGTGTTACGAGCGGTGCAAAACAACTTTTGGCATACGGAACGGAAGCGAAAGATGTTAACAAAACCCTTGTCCAGCTTGGTGACATTGCTTCGGGCTTGAACATTCCGCTTGGAGACCTTGTTTATCTTTATGGAACGACCGTTTCGCAAGGAAGAATGTTTACAGTGGATTTGCGTCAGTTCATGGGTAGAGGTATTCCTTTGGCAGAAGAGTTGGGTAAAATTTTACACCAAAACACAACGGAGGTTCAAGAGTCTGTTTCCAAGGGTAAAGTGACATCAGACATCTTCAAGGAAGCTATCGCCAACATGACGCAAGCAGGTGGACGCTTCGGAGGCTTGATGGAACAGCAATCAAAAACTTTGGAGGGTCAGTGGAGCAATATTGGTGACTCCATCCAGCAGATGTTCAACGAAATCGGCAAAAAATCCGAGGGCGTGTTCTCTAGCGGATTGTCAATTATTTCTGCTATGGTAGAGAATTGGCAAGAGGTTATAAAAACTATTGGTACAGCTATAGTAGCCGTTGGTTCTTATCGTGCATCATTAATGGCGGCTGCTTCTATTCGCAAAGCAGAGGAAGCGCAACAAGCCGATGATATGATGAAGGGAATTGATGCTGAAATCAAGCGTTTGCAAGACCTGGAGAACTCAAACAATAAATCGATGGGTAAGGACAAAAAGCAAGAGCGAGTAAGCAAACAACAAGACTTGGCAAGTGTTGTTGGAGATACCGCTGTGTCCGATGATTTTGTAAAGGCAAGGTTAGATGCAGCCGAGCAAGAGGGCGTTATTTCGGCACAAATGCGTTCCCAACTAGAAACGAAACGTGAACTTTTACAGGCTCAACAACAAGCAACGGCACAAAGCCAAATTGAGCTTGATGAAGAAAAAAGAAAGACAGAGGAACTTCGTCAACAAAAGATAGAATCTCTTAAAGAAGATTTGAAAACAACCACGGAGAAAATATCAAATCTTGATGATAGGGATATTGAGTTGGCTAGACAATATACAGCAGCCTTGAATGATTTGCAAGATGCCCAAGATGCCTTTGCTGAGGCTCAAAAATTGGTTGAGGAAACTGCTGGTGGCGCAAACTTAGCTTTTGATGCAGAGGGTAATGCCGTGAATGCGCTAGAAGCAAAAGAACGTTTGGAAACGACAACAAAACAAGTGAATGCTGCTCAAACAAAGATTTCGACCATTGAAAGCGAACGTAAGACGATTGCTCAAACAAAGGAGAATTTAAGTAAGCAACAGGCTACGATACAAAATAATATTAACACTGTTTCTCAAGCTTCCAATACCACTGCAAAGAAAGCTGGGATATTGGCGACAACAACAGCCACTGTCAAAAATGCGCTTTATGCAGCAGGTACAAAATATACGACTACGGTAGTTAATCTTTTTTCTAGTGCGGTAAGAAGTAGTGGAAATGCCTTGAAGAGTTTATGGGCGGCAATGGCTGCTAATCCAATAGGTGCATTGATAACACTGGGAACAACTTTGTATTCCGTATTTTCTATGTTTGGAGACGAGACTGAAGAAATATCGGCTGATACTTCTCATTTTGGCGAAACGGCTAGTCTAACTACCAATAAGGTAGAAGCCTTGTTAAATGTAATGAAGAATACTGATAGTAGTACCGATGCACATAAAAAAGCAAAGGAAGAGCTTATTGGTGTTTATGAGCAATATGGTGTTAAATGTGATGGTGAAAAGGAAAATTTAGAAACTTTAAAAAACAAGCACGATGAATTTACTGCATCATTACAATTGGAAAATGATGAGAGAGAGAGGGCAAATGCCTTGATGTCCATAGCTTCCAAATATGAAGAGGCACGCAAATCTTTAGACGATAAGTTTGCGGATGATTTAGGTGGAAGTTGGTTGGATTTTGGACAACATATCAAGAAGGAAGATATATCTGCTGTTCAAATGATGTTTAAACAGATTGTACCCGATAGTACGATAGAAAAGATTGGCTCATTAAAGAAAAGTATGGATGATGCCACAAAGGGAACTTTAGAATATGCAAAGGCGGCACAAGACTATGATACCGCTCTTCGCTCGATGTTAGTACCATTTGAAGAATGGGGAAAAAAAATGGGATACAATAGTTTTCAGTTAGCAAGTTTGAAGAGTTCTATTTTGCGTCATGTTGATTCTGTAATTTCGTTGAAAGATAGTTATAAGAGAGCCGAAGAAGCGGTAAACAATGTAATCTTAAAAGGAGTTGATTGGAGTAATACACAAGCTCGAAATAATTGGGTAAATAAGCGGAATAAGATGTCCATAGACGAATTAACTTCTTCGACGGAACAACTTATTAGTGTTTGGAGTCGAACTTATGGATTGAATTTACTAATTAACGTTGATGATAGTAAAATTCCATCTTGGATGAAGTCAATGACAGATTCACAGTTGAAAGACTTATTGAATAGAAGATTACGAGACACCAAAACACAAGGTGATTATAAGAAAACGCATCATGGACGTAATTTAATTCTTAAAACAAATGGTGTATTTAGAAATCAACAACAAAGTTTCAATGATGCACAATTAGCAAAATGGGAACTAGACAAAAGAAATGCAAATAAGAATGGTAGAACAATATCAAACACAACCAAGACTACACCTAAGAAAACAGGTGCAACGGATGACCCACAAGCAAGAGCGTATGAACGCAAGAAGGCTGAGGAGGACTATTTCAAGTCTATTTCATCCTATTCGGAGAAAGCTATCCAAGATATGACCAAGAACCGCATCAATGCGATGAATGAGGGCTATAGCAAGGAATTGGCTCAGATAACGGAGAATGCCGACAAGGAGAAAAAAGCGGTAGAAGATGGTATAGACAAATTGGTTGAGGCTAGGAAAAAGCGTGACCAAGCTGTTTGGGTTAATTCCGGCAAGGGTCGTAAGGCTAATATGTGGAAACAGAGCAAAACCGATGAAGAGTATAAGAATGAGGTTTTGAATGAAACCATGAAGGATAGCAAGGGTAATCCGGTTAAGGTCAATGGTATGAATATGACCATAGGCATGAGTGTTGCTAATCAGATGAATGCAATTCGGGATAAGGCGGTAAAGCAGAATGAGGATGTGCTTGCTAAAGAAGCGCAAAGCATGTACGATTATCTGAAGACTTATGGCACATTCCAGGAGCAGAAGTTAGCTATTGCTGCCGATTATGCTAAGAGGATTAGCGAGGTTGAAAACTCTACGGATTCGGACTCAAGCAAGCAATGGAAGATAAAGTCTTTGAAAGAAGAGCAGAAGAAAGAGACGGATTCGGTTGAGGCTAGTGCTATTATGCAGAAGATAGACTGGTATCAAGTCTTCGGAAATGTTGGTGGCATTATGAAAGATGCGCTTGTTCCTTTATTGGCAGATCTGGATAAGTTCGTAGGTACGGATAAGTTCCAAAATTTGGGAGCAGACCAGCAGAAGAATATCGTTGATGCTATGCAGAATATCCGTAATTCGATTGGTAATACAAGTGATTTAGGTTGGAAAGACCTTGCAAGGGACGTTGTAGCTTATCAAGAGGCTCTGAAGAATGCGAAAATTGCTCAAGATGAATATACGGAAACGGAAACCAAGCTTATACCTCGCATTAAGGATTTACAAAATCAGATAGCGAATGCGAAAAAGTCGGGTAATGTTGCTGAGCAAACAAGGCTACAAGAAGACTTGAATAAAGTTCAAGGCCAGTTAGCGGAGTCCGGAAAGAAGATTGTTACGGCTAACACAAAAGTTCGTACTAGTGGTCAGAAGTTGGCTCTAACGACACAGAATGTGACGCAACCGATTTCCGCTATCCATGAGTTCCTTTCAAATTCCGGATTATCTGATTTGGAAGCTCTTTGGGATAGTTTCGATCAACTTAAAGGTGGAATTGACGGATTGAAAGCTTTGAGTGAGGCTAAGAAAGCGGCAGATGGTCTGAAGGATATGGGCAAGGAAGCCGCAGATGCAGCCGCAGATGCTGGAAAGGATGCAGGAAAAGCTCTAAGCGAAGGATTATCACAAGCTGGATTTATAGGTCAAATCGTATCTGCCATCTTGAAGATACTTGATGTTTTGAAAGATGGTATTGGAACTTTGATTAGCAACCTTCTTGACACTGTTTTTAATGCTATAAGTGGAATCTTGAAGAATATCCTAAGTGGTGATTTTATCACACAGATAGGAGGGTCTTTGATAAGCGGTATTGGTAATATTCTCAATACAATATCGTTTGGTGGCTTCAATAGTTTGTTTGGAGTTGGTGGAAACGCAAAAGAAGTAAACCGGACTATAGATAAATTGACGGATAGAAATGAAATCTTGACGGATGCTATAGACAAGTTACGAGACTCCATAGACAAGAATAGTGGTATTAAAGCCGTAGAGGATGCTAAAAAAGCCGAAAACCTCCAAAAGGAGAAAGAACAAAATTTAAAGAGTATCATGGAGGCGCAAATGGGTTATCATGGCTCTCATCACAGTTTTAACGCTTATTTCCGAGGATTTTCGCAAGAGCAAATCAAAAAGGTGTCCGATGCAATAGGCAGACAATGGAATGGTAATCTTAACGACTTGCAATCTGCTGATGAAGCAGCTGCCATTTTGCAGAATCCAGATATGGTTGAGGCTATCAAGAATACAGGTAAGGGTGGCTATGGAGGTAGAGTTCTTGAAAAGTTGAAAGACTATGCGGCTGAGGCTGGAACATTAGAGGAAATTGCTGATGACCTTGCAGAAAGCTTGACGCAAATATCTTTTGATAGTTTGAAGAGCGAGTTCATAGATACTTTGATGGATATGAATTCCTCTGCTCAAGACTTCTCTGATAATTTCTCCAAGATGCTTATGCAAGCCGTTCTGAAAGCTAAGGTGGATGATTTGTTGGGAAATGATATGCAAGCATTCTATGACGAATGGGCGGAACGAGCTGAGGCAAATGGTGGTAAATTGTCAAAGACAGATATAACTGCCTTGAAGGGAAAGTATGATGAAATGGTTCAAGAAGGACTGAAGATTAGAGATGAAGTAGCCGAAATAACGGGCTACAAGCAATCTTACGAGCAGTCCGCTTCTTCCGGTTCTTTTGAATCAATGAGCCAAGATACTGGAGAAGAGTTGAATGGTCGTTTCACTGCGGTACAAATTGCAACAGAGGGAACGTATGAGGAAACAAAGCTCATAAATACCAAGTTGGATGCTATTGCGGCTCGTGATGGTGGCGCAGAGAGTAGCTTACTAACAGCTAGCGTGAATACTATAATGGGTAATGTAGGTAACATTTGGTTAGCTGTTGATGAGGGTAGGACTATCCTTGCACAAAGCTTAATGTACTTGCAGTCGATTGATGAGCGACAAGAGCGTTGGCATAAGCCTATGTTGCAAGCATTCAATGATATACACGAATTGAAAGATAAGATGAGTAGATTGTAAACTTAATTTGTGCCATGTTAAAGTAAGAGGGGAATGCGTGATGCACTCTCCTCTTTTTGGGGGTGAAAGTTTTTGTTTTTCACAATATAGATAAGTGTTGTTAAACTGAGTGTTAATTTTTGGTAGAGTGGAATATAATAGTTATCTTTGTGGTCGAATTTCAAAACTTGTAAGGACATGAAGATATTAGAACCGAGATATGAAATCCTATCCCAAGGTGAGGGTATGGATGGAGTTTATAAACAGATAGAGTTGTGCGGTCGCACATGTTATGCGTCAAGTATGAAGATAGATAAAGACAGCGCAAAGCCTTTCGTTGAGCGTATGGTAAGCAGTAATCATCTTGCCATGTGTGAGCATGGAACGATTTACCTCCATGTCGCCTATGAAGAAGGATTTTTTGTACCGGAGTCTTTATTGGTCAAGCACTATCGTGAGAACAAATATTCAAAGGTGATACAGATTGGCAGCGACTACTATATCACAACTAACTACAGAGTGATAGTTGAAAATAACTGGTTTGAGGATTTGGACTATATTTGCGAGCCTACGGAATGGCATGAGAAGCGAATAACAGTCCGTTTTACTACTCAGATTGCGGTAAGTAGAGAGGCTAACAGACATCGTGTAGATTCCGTAGCGGAACAAAGCACCCGATATTGCAACTATAGTAAAGATAAGTTCGGAGGCGAGATTGCTATCAACAAGCCAAAGTGGGTTAGCAAAGATGATGCGGTTAATCCATTGTCTTTTGATGGTGGAACATTTGTTGACCTATCAAAGAATATCGGTAGTTATGAGCATTGGAGTCCGGTAGAAAAATGGTGGTTTGCCAATAGAGTATGCGAAATGATGTATTTGTCTTTGGTCAAGGATGATGGTCTTAAGCCACAGGATGCGAGAACGATACTTCCTCTTGATACCAACACGGAGTTGATTCATACCGCATTTGTGAGCGATTGGAAGCATTTCTTCGAGTTGAGAAGTCTTGGAACGACCGGAAAGCCTCATCCAGATATTGAGGTCTTAGCAACACCATTGATGAATGAGTTCAAGGAACGAGGTTTGATTTAATCGTTTATGAAGAAGAAAGCCAAGCAAATAGCCAAGGTGATGAGCAATGACTCTTTGGAGGTTGTTGCTCAGATGATTGCTGATGAGGCAAAAGGTGTGCGCTACGAGGTGTATGCCGATGGTTCTAGTAAGAAAGAAAAGTGTGGTTGTGGCTGGCTTGTGCTTCATAAGGGAGCGATTATCAATAGTGGGAAATATACATTTATCACAGCCAAAGTGAACGATTCGGTGAGAGCCGAAATAAGGGCAGTCATTCAAGCATTGGGTGATTGCCCTCCTTTGTGTTCTGTTGATGTATATGTGGATTGCCAAGTGGCTATAGAGAGAATACAGGCTTGCAAGTTAGGAGACTTACAGCCTATATATAATAAGGTAGCGAAAGGCAAGGTGATAAGATACCATTGGGTTAAGGCTCATAGAGGTAATATGTATAACGAAATGGTGGATTCTTTGGCTTTTTCTGCTACAGAAAGTTAATTTCGTGCCTACATATATAATAAGCGTTAAAATATAAAAGAAACACATTAAATAACTTGCATATTTCAAATATTCTTTGTATCTTTGCATTGTAATTAAGAAATAAAGGTTACTAATTAAAAATGGTGAGACACACCATAAAAACTGTGATTCGTTATGAATACTAGATTGAGTAAGAAAGAGACAATGGTTTATGGCAACATCGAAGTGATGGCTGATGTAATTGGTGGTAACAAGTACTTTACATTTGCTGAGTTGTATGATTTCGATTTGGATAATACCAAGGATGAGTTGAAAGAAATTTTAAACTCTTTGACTGAGAAAGGTTACTTGAAGAGTTTTAATGATTTCGATAAAACTTATCGAGTTTTGAAGTAAGAACAACAAAGGGGATATGAAATCCCCTTACAATATAAATTTAGAGCGTGAGACACACGTAAAACTGTATTGAAACAATGAAAAAGGTATTCACAATTGAGAATGCGTTAGCGTTTTTATTTGCTCTTGAAATAGTATCATTAATATTTTTTCTAGGATAGGGTTTATGCAGATTAAGTTTGGTAAGATAAAGTTTACTGCGGCTAAGTCCGAAAAAGGATGCCGCTTTGATGCTTGCTATAAAGGTGAGCATGTGGCTTTTGAGAGTGAAGATATGTCTTTGTATGATGATGTCTTTTCTGATAATAGCAGAAGAGCAAAGGCAGCAAAGAGGGTGATTTACGAGAATATTAAGCACAAGTATTATGAGACCCATAGAGATTAGCGATTTCAACGCTGCCGATGAATTTGTCGTTGAGGCAATGATGCAAGATGGCAAATTCAAGGTTATCGGCAAGGTTATTATTGATAATAATCTTCTGAATGATGATGATTTGGAAACCATTTGGGATTATGCCAACTGGGAGACGAACGGCTATGAAAAGATGGTTGTCTCTAATGGAGTGTATAAAGGCTTAAATGCATTTAGTGATGGTCGAATGTTCTATGTAATTACGGATGATGAGGTCGGAGTGGTAAACGACAATATCATGGTACGTAAGCATTATGATGTCAACAATGGCTATTATATAAAGTCATCAAGGTTACACAAGGAGCAATCCAAGGATTTGTGGTGCTTTGGTAGTTGCGAGACCATAACTAACGAATATAAGTCAAACATTTTACATGAAGTACTTTATGGCAAAGATGAACCATATAAAGCCTACCTTTCTTGAAGGCGGTGAAGTCTGGCATGATATTGATAAGTTCCCGATGCTAGACCATACAATTCTAGTAGAGTTGCAAGTAAAAGGCTCAGACGGATTGATTTACCGGACGCAAGATGTATGTGTTGAGCGTGCGGATAGGTTCGTACCTACGATGTCTTTTGTTCCTAAGCGTTGGGCGTACGCAATAGACTTAGCTCAATGTAAGCAACTTGAAGGATAAAAACAAAATACAAAATTAAGAATTAGCATATGGAAGAATCAAGAGGTGTTTACACATTACCTGTCTTGTATAATGAACAAAGTGGTAGAAATGAAGGTGTATGTGTCAGAAGTGAACTTGGAGTAGTTGTTGCAATTGACAATGAAGATGAGTTTAAAGGTGTTTTTTCAAAGGATGGTGAGGTTGATGTATTCAAGCAGTTACTATCACAAGAAGTGTATCGTTTCAACACAGAACACCATGCATTCCCAACTGAGCCTTTGATTTCTTACAAGATGGATGGCGACATTATCTTTGATTTCGTTGAAGTAACAATCGGAAAGATGTATGGCGGTTATGTTTATATCGTGCATTACAACTTTGCAAGCACGGCATCATAATAAACAAGTTTGATTATGACAGTAGTAAGAGAAAGATTAAAAATTGCGGCTCAGATTGAGGTGCTGGAAGATATTGCTATTGATTATAGGGGAAAGACTATAGATAACATAATCCAACAGCTAGAAGCGAGGTTGAGTGCATTGAAGTAAGTTCAAGTTTGAAGTTAAAAGTCAATGAGTGGTGGACGTTTTGATTATGCTCAGTATCGGATTGCTGACATATATACAAAGATAGAAGATTATGTTGATGGTCATCCATTGGATGAGGAAGACGAAAGATGCTTTCTCGAAGACCGATGGTTAGAAGAGGATGAAGACAGGTATGTTAGAAAACATCATCATACGATGCCTAACAGATATGGCTTATCTAAAGAGACTATCAAGGAATTCAAAAAGGGTATTGAACTTCTGAAGAAAGCTCAGGTTTATGCCCAAAGAATTGATTGGCTTCTTTCCGGTGATGATGGAGAAGATAATTTCCATCTACGTTTGAAAGAGGATTTGGCAAATTTAAAAAGTAAGAAAGGGTAGATTATGAGTTGGAATTATCGTTTAGATACACCTATGATGCAATTAGCTGAAGAGGTGAATAAGAAATATGATACCGATGCTGGTAAGATGCTTCTTTGCACTTATCTCTTTATGGTATCAAGTGAAGAGGTCAAGGACAAGCAAGCTTTCTTTGATTGGGTAGAAGAATTGAGTAAGTCTAGCAAGTGTGATGCGGTAAGGGAGTACGTGGAAATCAAGGACAAAGCCGATTGGCTGCATGGTGGATTCTGTAAGCCGATTTACCACCACTACAAGGGTAATTTCTATGAGTATCTTGGAGAGGTTACTGATAGCGAGACTTCTGAGGTAAAGGTTGCGTATCAAGCAGTGTGCGGACAGCATGAAGTTTGGGTGCGACCAAAGGAAATGTTCTTTGGTAATGTTGAGGTAGATGGTAAGCTAGTTCCTCGATTTGAGAAGGTAGATTTAAAAGACTTAGAGAAACAAGCCGAGATCAATGGACAGAAGAAAGATTAAGAGTTTGCTAGGTCTAGCAATCTTGCGAGTGAATGAAGTCGTACCGGATTTCGAAGACTTGAATAAGGTTCTTCCTTTGCTTAGACAGGCAATTGATGAATTGGATAAGTCTGATTCGGGTTCAGTTTAAAAAGGGTGGAAAATGGCAAATAAGCAGACGATAAAACCAAAGGTAGTTCCTTTTGAGATAGCCAAGCTTCTGAAGGAGGTTGGCTACGATGAGAAGATAGCCGAATTTTGGGCTTATGCTAGTCCTTGGACAGCAAAGGGTGGCATTCGTAAGGGTGGAAAATATAATGAGCATTACGGCAGTTATATCGCTTATTCAAATTCCGAGTGGGAGAAATCCAATATTGAGTTTTCTGCTGCCTTAAAGTTGAATAGTAAGCATCCGGCAATATCCGCTCCAAGCTATGATATGGTGTTAGATTGGCTTTTAGAGCATTTCGGTTACTACATTTGTGTTGCAAACATTTCGAAAGGTAAGTTCTGTTGGCAAACTACATCATGGTGTGTAGAGGAAGGCTTGTGTCATACGGATGGTAAGGAATATTCCAGTAGATACGAGGCAATGGATGCCGCTTTCAAGAGTATCTTAAAGGCTCGCATTGAGAATAAAGATAACGAGGTAATCAAAAGACTTTTGGAGGAAATACAAGATGGAAAGAATTTATGATACTTTTGTACACGCAATAATGATGAAGTTAGAAGCTCGTTTATGTACTGAACTCGAATGTGTTTATAAGAATATAACAAACAAGATTGTTGAGAAGAAAGGTAAACTTACCAACGAAGACGTAATTGAGTTTCAGAAAAAGCTACAAGAAGTGTACGACAGGAATGCTGCTATTCGTGAAAAGGTTACTGACATTAAAGATTCCAAGAAATGTATCTTAACTAAAGAAGCATGTGAAGAGTTAATAAAGCGACTTTGCGTGATTAATATAAAAGAAGATGAACAAGCAAAGAATGATAGAGTGGATAGCCACTTGTGATACAGGTGTCTCTTCAATGACTATGTGGAGTGCATTGATGGGGGTAAAACGAAAGAAAGATTTGGATATTCCTAAAGACAATCGTGACTTCCGTAGATGCTATGATATGGTAGAATACGGACATGTAACCTTGGATGAGCTACAAGTTGTAAAGAAACAATATCCTTGGTTTGCTCCTGTTGTTGACAATTGGAAGGAATTGTCTCTTTTGTTTGAGGAAGAGTTGGACAAACGTTTGTATATACGAATCCGTCAGCTTTGCAAAGAGTCAGATGCTATCCGGTATGAGGTAAAGGGAGGACTTTATTATGAAAGGAAATTTTGGTATAATATAACATAATAATTAAATTAAGAATGAAGAAAATTATCTTAATGTTTTGTATTGCGATACTCGGAATGAGTGCGCTTACAAGTTGTCATTCGGTTTCTCCTGATGCAGACGAAGAAGCCGTAATCGTAAAGAAGCCTTGGTTTATTGGGCATGGAGGTGTTGAACAGCAAGCAGTACAAACTGGTCTCACTTGGTGTTGGTGGTCAACGAGTGGCTATTACTTCAAGATTGTTCCAGTCCGTCACGAGATTACCTTAGATGATTTGTTTAGTGACGATAACACGCCACTTGACTTTCATACTGTAATCATTACCCAGATTGAGCAAGGTAAGTCCCCAATTCTTTTGCAGAATTATGGAGAGAAATGGTTTGATACCAATCTCAACAATTATTTCTGCAATCTTGTTCGAGACCATATTTCTCAGCATTCCCCATTTGATTTGATGTCGAATCGGCAAGTGCTTAATCAGATTGACACCAAGATACGTAAACAGATGCAGGATTATGTAAATGCTCTATCAAAGAAAAAACAGATGCCTATCATCATAAAGGAGGTTATCATCGGAAAGGCTACACCAAACAAGGAACAGCTTAATGAAATGAATCGAACGGCAAAGGTTGTGCAAGCCAAGCAGACACAAGAACGTGAATATGAAGTGCAGATAGCAAGAGAAAAGGCTGAGCGACAAAAGGCAAAGGCAGATAAGGCATATATGGAAGAAATGAACCTTTCCGCTGGTCAGTTTATCAACCTTAAGTGGATTGAGACAGTAGCAAATAAGCAAGGAGCAAATATTGATGTTATGGTTGGCCCTGCGGAAAGCATGTGGAATATAAGACGCAATTAATTAATTTTTAAATCAAGTAAACAGAAATGAATAAAGACAAATTAAAGGTAAGTTTTGAGATTGACCGTTACAAGGTGATTGGTATGCTCTCACGAAATTGTGAGAGTGCTGAAGAATACAATGAGATTGTGGATATTCTTGAAGGCAAGAATGAGTTTGTGCGTGATGCGAATGGTAACGAGGAACTTGCAAGCCGCATTTGCAATTATGCTTTAGACTCTATCTTGGTTGAGAATCCAGATTTGGCTCTCCGTAAACGTTTGGATAAGGAACAGAAAGGCGAGGATGCTCCTGATGGAATTTCAAATGTTATCGAAATCAAAGGTGATGACGCAAAGAAACTTGTAGAAGCCCTTTGTGGCATTCTCCACAAGGGTAAGTGATGTAAAATTCATCAAAAGAATATAAATAAACACTAAAACACTTGCAAGTATAAGAAAAAATGCTTATCTTTGCATCGTGTTTGAAACAGATGGCCTTCAGAGAGGTCGCTTCTACCATAATAAGTCAAGACTTAGGAGTTTACGGCATGGTTTTTTAGATTACCCAGCTCAGCTAGACTATAACAAGGAAACTCTAATTAGGGTGAGAATCCCTAGATGCTGCATTAGACAAGTGGTTAAGTCGCCAGCTTTTCACGCTGGTATTCAAAGGTTCGAATCCTTTATGCAGTACTAAATTGCCCTATGGTGTAATGGCAACACTACAGGTTTTGGTTCTGTCATTAGTGGTTCGAATCCGCTTGGGGCAACAAGGTGGAATTGGTATATGTTCCACAAAAGGTGCGATATTCAAGCGGTTAAAGAAGATAGACTGTAAATCTATTCCCATTGTGGGTTCGGTGAGTTCGAATCTCCCTTGCACCACGAGAACTTTTGTCATAATACGAGGAATGTAGCTCAGTAGTAGAGCACTTGGCTTGGTAACTAAGGGGGCGTTGGTGCGAATCCAATCATTCCTTTACGCTTTCGTAGCTCAGTGGCAGAGCATAGGATTTTTAATCCTAGGGTCGAAGGTTCGAATCCTTCCGTTGGCACAATGATACACAAGAAGAGAGCCGTGATGTTTGTTTTGTTGGAATCTCGGACATCTGTCAATGGGCAAACGTAGGATGCAGATGAGACGAATAAAGTTGTGAATAAGTCTATGAACTAGGGGAACAAGCGGAATGGCTCTCTATTGTGCTTCATTTGATGGTTTAACGAAAAATTGAAGAATATGAAAAGTCCGTTAAGAATGGCAGTCGCTTTAGAAAAGAACAACAAGGTATATCCAAAAGATGTACGGAAGTTCTTGATGGGATTGTACGCCACGCTGCATTTGACAGATAACGCAACGGCTAAAGATATGGAAAAGCTGGTATATTATGCTTTTCGGAATGGTTACCTACTAGGTGTTAAGTCTGAAGGAGGTGATGACCAAAAAGCGTATGACAGACTACCGGATTTGGGAGTAGAAGAAGATATTGGTGATGATTTAAAAAGATAGTCGATAAAAATTGGTAATTAGTTAGTAAAGTTTTTTAGGCTTTGGTGTGTGAACATCGAAGCCTTTTACATATATAATAAGGTAAAATAAAAGCTGAAATGTTAACAAGACTCACATAGCAGTTACGGAAGGTTAAAATACGAAAGAAAAACATTAAAAAACTTGCATGTTTCAAAACTTATTCGTATCTTTGCATCGTCAATCAAGATAAGTTGGTTGATTTGCCGAGTGACAAGTTTCACTCAATAAGGTGAGAGCGACACCAAGGGGTAAGACCCGAAACAACTAGCACAATTGATTATGTCTAAGCAGACTGGTTTTTCATTCGCAAGTTCAAAGAAGTCATTAATCGAGACTATTGACGAAATCAAGAAGTCAAAGATGCCTCGCAACGAAAAGATTGTTGCATTGAAGGCTTGCGGTCTTCGTGAGAAAGAAATCTCCGATATGTTGAAGGTTTGTGTGCCAAGCGGTTCAACTTCAACGAGATTCGTTTATACATTCGGTGTTGAGATAGAATGTGTTCATGCCGAGCGCAATGCCTTGATAGAGGCAGGTCGTCAGAATGGTGTTGATATTCATTCTGAGGGCTATAACCACACCGACAACAAGAGTTATTTCAAGATTGTTAGTGATTCTTCAGTTGGTGGTGATATAGACCCTAACGAGGTTGTAAGTCCGGTATTGAATGGCAATACAAATGGTATGGCAACCTTAAAGAAGGCTATCAAGTCTTTGGATGCCGTAGGTGCAAGAGTAAATTCTACTTGTGGTCTTCACGTTCATATTGGTGCAGCAAAGTTGACAGGTGAGCAGTATGTTAACGTCTTCAAGAATTATCAGAAACTTGAAAGATTGATTGATAGTTTCATGGCTCCTTCAAGAAGAGGTAATTGCCGTTGGGCAGCCAGCTTGCTTGACAAGGATTTCACTAATTGTCACAGCAATCAAGATATTAGATTCGATGTCTTTCATGGAGATAGATATTATAAGGTCAATGCAGAGAGCTATACACGTCACAGGACAATCGAGTTTCGCCAACATCAAGGTTCTACCAATTTCAAGAAGATAGAAATGTGGGTGAAGTTCTGCGCAAAGCTTGTCGGTTGGTCTCGCAACAATGTCTTCACTAGTGAGGTTATGAATATCGAAGATATACCTTTCTTGAATAAAGAAGAGAAGGCTTTCTTCCAGAGTCGTAAGGATGCATTTGCAACCAATAACGATTAATTAATGTAGTCCTAGGGTAAAAGCCCTAGGACACAAAGAAATCAAAGTATTATTAAGAAAAAGAAAGGGTAAAGATATGTGTGTTATTATTGTATGTCCGAAAGGTGTTGCTTTGCCATCTGTAGATGAGCTAAAGGCTGCGTATATGAGAAATCCAGATGGTTGCGGTTTTGTGAGCGAGTCTGACCATTACAAGAGTTTGCATTTCTCTACATTTATCCGTAGATTGATGAAGCGAGATATAAATGAGAATGTAATCATACATTTCAGATTTGCTACACATGGTTCTGTCTGTGTCAAGAATTGCCATCCATTCTACAAGGCAGGTTATTGGTTCGCACATAATGGAGTGCTCCCGATTTGCTCCGAGCATGATAAAACAGATAGTCAAATTTGCTTTGAACGTTTCATTTATCCTACTATCAAGAAATATGGTTGGGGTTCTGATGAACATATGAAAGAAATGAACAAATGGACAGCTCATGGTTCTAAGTTTGCAATGTTGCATAATGGTGAGATTGTGAAGTCCGGTAAATTCATAGAGCGTGATGGACGGTTCTATTCTAATTTGAATCATTTGGGTTATATGAGAAATGTAATAAACTTTTAGAAGATTAATGTTTAGGTTCTTTTTATTCGACAAGCGTCAGATGTCCGTGAGGATATTTGGCGTTTTTTTTTGTTATATAAAGTGTTTTGTTTTGTGTTGCTATAAAATTATTCGTTTATGTGATAAATAGCCTTAAATCGCTTAAAAATGCCGTTATTACTCACTTTTAAGCAAAAGTGAGATACTTGCAAATGGATTAGTGTGTTAATTATTCTTTTCGTATTATCTTTGCACTAGTTTTAACAAATATATCGAAAGAATGAAAGATAAAATTTTCCAGTTACTAAAACAAGAGTATAAGTCTCTTGGGTTAGGTGATGAAGTTCTTCAGGCACATGCCGAAATGCTTGATAAGATGGGGCTTGTTACTGATGACAACATCGAGACAGTGGTTGCTAGTCAAAAGAGTTTTTTGGAGTCCTTGCAAAAGGACAATGACCGCAGAGTTACCGATGCCAAGAAAAAGTTCGAGGAGGCACAGAAGGCTAAAGAAGATGCTGAACGCAAGGCTGCTGAAGAAGAAGCTAAGAAGAAAGCTGACGAAGAAGCCAAGAAAGCCGCTGAAGAAGCCGAAAAGAAACGCTTGGAGGAATTGGCAAAGAAAAACGAAATGCCGGATTATCTCAAAAAATACTTTGAAGAGCAGGCAGCAGAGAAGAAAGCTTCAGATGAAGCAAGAACCAAGGAACGTGAAGAGTTCAAGAAACTCGTTGAGACCTTGACTCAGAAGAACACAGACCAAGCCAAGACTTACAACGAACAGATGGAGGCGCAAAGCAAGACCATTAAGGAATTGCAAGAAACTATCCAAAAGCAAGCTGAGGAGGCTAAGGCTAAGGAAGAGGCTGCTGCAAAGGCAAAGGCAAAGGCAGACCACGATGCGAAGATTTTATCAAAGGCTAAGGAGTTGGGCATTCCCGAAAGTCGTATCAACGAGGGTTTCACCTTGAGCGATGATGCTACAGATGAAGCTATCGAAACATACCTCTCCAAGGTAGCGAACAACTACAAGGCGTTGCAACAACCACAATTCGGGGGCAGCTATCGTGCTAGCGAGGGCGAGCCAACAAAGGAGGACGTTGACAATGTAGCCGCATCATTAGTTCAGTCACTTTAAAAATTGAAAAACATGAATCAGGAATTGAAGACTACAAAAAAGCAAATTGTCTTTGGTGAGGATTCCGTCATTATCCAGAAATGGGAAGGCGACATCAAGGGCGGTCGTGCTTTGGATTGGACAGGCGTAAAAGATGAAGTTCTTTACGCAGGTCGTGTTATCGTGACAGATGGTAAGGGAACTTACAAGCCATTGCCTATTGAAACAGACAATTATAAGGCTTTGGGTACTGCCAGTGACCCATTGGAGCATTACAAGTATGCGGGTGTTCTCTATCGTTCCATTCTGAACGGTGAGCCAGCGGCAATTATGACTGCTGGACAAGTTAACAAGGTAGCAGCTAAGGCTGCAAATGGTGCAGACTATCCAGATGCGTTCCTTACAGCTATGCCAAAGATTGCTTTGGTTAGCGATGAGGATGCAAACAAGTTTGATGAGTCTGATGCAACCATGGACAAAGACTAAAAGAAGGAGGATAACAGATGGAAAAATCACTTTATTTTCAGTTGGTCAATAAATACTTCCCACAACTTGTTGCAAGTGTAGTAGAGAAGTTGAACGGCAAGAATCAGACTGCATTGACCTATATGTACCGAGACCACTTGACTAACACATATAGTCAGGACGGACGCTGGGCATCAATTACTGCGGAATACACACGAGTTGCTGCTGATGTTGTATCAATGGATGCGGAACTTCCATTGAAGAGCCGTGACAAGGTTTCAACCGCTGAGGGTCAAATCCCAAAGGTTGGTATGAAGCTTTACATGTCAGAGAAGCAGCTTAAGGATTTGGATAACATGATTGCGCAACGTTTGCCTCAGCCACAGATTTTGCGTAACTTGTTTGCAGACCTTCCTCGTTGTATTCAGGCGGTTTACGAGCGTATTGAAGATATGTTCCTCAGTGAGCTGTCAACAGGTGTAGCTTTGGCAACTCGTTCCGGTGGTACTGGTGTCCGAGTTGATGTAGGTTTTGCCGAGAAGAACAAGTTTGGTCACGGTGCTAAGGCTTGGGACGCAGAGGATGCAACTCCTCTTGATGACATCCAATTGGTTTACGACAAGGCGATGGAAGACCAAAATACCATCACTACTTGTTATCTTGATGATTACACAATTAAGTTGCTTGGCAAGAACAAGCAGGTTCGTGCTCAGTTTGCCTTCAATCAAGGCATTGCAATCAATAGTGATAGTAATATTCCTATTTTGAGCTTTGAGCAGATTGCTTCTATCTTCAAAAACAAGTGGCAGACTAACTTGGTACGTGTAGCCCGTACAATCAAGACCGAGATTAACGGCAAGAAGGGAACACACAACCCTTGGGCTAAGGGTCACATGACCTTTACATGCTATGACAACCTTGGTGATTTGTTCTGGACTAACGTAGCCGAAGCTACAAGACCAGTTGCAGGTGTTACTTATCAGTCAGCCGATGAGTATATCTTGGCTAGCCGTTATTCCACAAACGACCCACTCCGTGAGTTCACCAGCTCACAAGCAATGGTTATTCCTATCTTGAATAACGTTGATGCCATCTACTCTTTGGACTCAACACAAGCGGTAGGTTAGGCTTATGAGAGGTGAGGTAATTAGTCCGTTCCGTGATAAGTTCCATTTTAACACCATCTATGAAGTAGGTGCAATCTTGGACTTTGACGAAGAACGCATGAACTCCCTTATCGAACGTAAGCTTTGCAAGATGTTGGAGGTGCAGGATGATAACCATTCTGCACCTCTAAAAGACGATAAGGAAATTAAAGATACTCCTAAAAAGGAAGTCTTAAATGATGGAAAAGAAAATCCTGTAAAGGAAGAAGAAAAGAAACCAGAAGAGACACCTAAGAAGGAAGTCTTAAAGGAGAAGAAGGAGAGCAAGCCTAAAAAGGAGAAAACCCCAAAAAAGGATGCTGCCGAGTCAACCGAAGAGACTTCTGAAAAGGAGAATGTAGAAGAGGAACTTGACGAAAAGGCTAAGAGCGAGCAAGAGGCTGCAAAGAAAATCGCTGAGGCTATGAGTCAGGCTCAGAAATAAGGATGTCACATGAAGATAAGAGAATACATTTCGCATAAGTTGCGTGCTTGGAATATTACCGATGCTCAATTGGAAGATATTTCGTCAGGTATAGACCTTGACGAAGAATATACGTCTGATAATTCGCAGGTTGTAGGCAAGGCGATGATTTCCGTAATCGAGGAACTGATGCTTGCTCCATATATGAGCAATGTGAACGAAAATGGATTCTCTGTCTCTTGGGACTACTCTAGGATAGGACAATACTATATGTGGCTTTGCCGAAAATATGGTGTTGCTCCGGATAATGAAGTGGCGGCAGCTTTAGGGCTTTCCACTATCACGGATAAGTCTGATATTTGGTAAATGTCTAGGTTATGTTATATTCCCCTCATATATTAAAGAAGAAGTTCGTGAATAAGGTTGTCAACAAGTACAACGAGGTCATTAGCTCTTCTGAGGAATGGAAAGAAATGGGGCGTTGTCGGTGCGATGACAACTCTACCGAGCATTTCACTACCGAGAATGGTAGCATATATACACCGAAATATCATATTGTTTGTGACAAGTGCCAGATTTCCGAAGGTGATGAAGTCCAGGTCTATTCCGATGATGGAAGCTACCGAGGAGGTGGAAAGGTCTATAATGCCCCTAAGTGCAATTATCTTGGTTATATGAGTATCTATGTCTGATGTTATAAAGGATGAGATAGACGCTTTCTTTGCACAGGGAGAAAGGGAAGTAGATGAATTTCTTGATAGGTTAGGTAAAACTGCTGTTGAGCTTGATAAGGCTAACGGAAACTACCGAAACCGCACAGGTAATCTCAGAAGGTCTAACTATAGTAATGTACATGACCACACCTTGACCCTTGGCAACAAAGCGGAATATGCGTCTGATGTTTCCTCTAGGGGGTATGATGTTATAGATTCGGGTATTCAGTATATCAAGAAGGAAATCGAGGATATGCGATGATAACAGAAATAGATGCTGGTCATGTAATCTATGATGACTTGGAACTCATGGGATTGGAGCGAAGACTGAAAGGCCATCTGACAAAGGGTGGACTTGAAGGGGAAAGACCTATGGTCGGTGAGAAGATTCCTGATGAAGGCATGATAGTAATCATTCCTAAGCGCATGAGTGCAGATAAGACATATTTCAACGATTGTACTATAGAGGTAAACATATTGCTCAAAGATATAGAGGGCGAGGCTAATCCTCAATTGAACGAGCTTTTAAAGAAGGCTATTCAAACCCTGTCCGACAATGAGGTCGGAAAAGCTGAGGATGTATGGTATCGCTATTCTATCCGTTCCCACGGCATAGAGCAAGAGAGTAGGTTGAGATGCCATTACGCAAACATTACTATTGATTTTGAAACATTAAACGTAAGATAAGATGAAACCATTTATTGGAATCAAGAGAATTTGGTATGGTGCTCCTCTTACCGAGGCAAATACACCTGCTAAGTTGGCTACATGGTTGAAAACCGCTACAGAGGTTAAGAACAGCCATGAGGGAACATGGGGATATTCTCAGGATGACCCTAGTGTTACCGAGTACAAGAACGAGCTGAACGGACAGGTTTACTATCGTGACAAGACCGATGAGGGTGCTAAGACAATTACATTCTCTATTGGTGTCTTTTCATGGAAGAATAAGGTAGACTTGCAGGGTGGTAAGATGTACAAGGCAACTGGAGAAGAGACTACAACGGAGGCAGATGCAGTAGGTTGGTCTTCTAGCCAAGATTTGGCTAATATCAACAAGTGTATCGTTGCTCAGACCAAGACAGGGAACTACATCGTTTTCTCAAATGCGGCTATCGTTGCCAAGGGTGACCAGCAGGATAAGAATATCACTTTGGGTATTTCTGCCGTTGCTATGGAAAGCGAGATCGATGGTGTGGCTGGCGAGTACCAATGGGAAGGCTCTGCGGTTGTAGAACAAGAATAAGACATAGGCAACAAATGATAGAGGGGGATGGTGTTAATGCCGTTCCCCTTTTTTAATATTCAGAACCATGAGTAAGGCAAGTAAATTAATTACGGATGCAATTCTTGGAGAGGACACCGTAACGATAATCGTGAATGGAAGGGCTTATTACGTTTCACCACCTACAATTATAAAATTGGTCAAGGCGGCTAAATACCTTGATAGTTTCGAAGAGGGCAAGACCTTAGCGGAAGTCTTATGCATGCTTAAGAATTTGGATGATGCTTGCAAGGCGTTGTCCGTATTCATACAAGGTGATGAATCCATTAGTGATGAATTATCTAAAGGAACGCTTGAAGAGGTTGTCAATGGCTTACAAACGGCTTATTCCTTAATCTCTATAAAGGATTTTCAGACGCTATCAATTTTGGCGAAGAGTGCGGCAAGGATGATAGCAAAACCACGACCATAGGTAACGATACACTCTTAGGACAGATTGCATCTTTTATGGATAGTCTGCATTTATCTTACCAAGAAGTCGTGAAAGAGATACCTTATAGAAACTTATTGCTGATGGCAAAAGACAAGCAAAGAGTAGCATGTGGTGATGTAATGTATGAGGTAACGGAAGAAGAGTTTGGAATGAACTTCAAAAAAGGATAAGTTTAAAATAATGCAAATAAAGTATTAAAAGCACTAAAACGCTTGCAAGTTAGCGGAATATTGTTTATCTTTGCAAGCGCAGAACAAAAAAGGATAAAATGGCGATTTAAGAAATTGATAAGATATTAGAGACACGAAACCCGATGGACTATACCGAAAGGCAGTCCGAGTCACTATTCCTTTGACTTTGCAATCGGTAGTTTCGTGTTTTTTGTTTAAAATAAGATGCAAGACATAAGGTTGATATTCGAGATACTGGTTTCCATGTTGCTTTGCGTTTGTCTCATATTGCTTTCTGTAAGTAGATATAGGCAAAAGAAAAAGCGTGAAGAACCGGAGCGAAAGGAAATGGACTTGATAGACTTCTTTTCTTTGGGAGGAGTTGCCTATTATTGGAACAAAGGTGGTAAGCAGCAGAAATGCTACACATACGAAGAATTTCTGAAAATCAAGGCTGACTACGTGGAGCTTTGGTTGAATCAGAATAGATATATTTTTAACTCTCAATTAGATTGCGATGATATATAAAGTATATGTTTTGTTTCCGACAATAGTTGTATCAGATGGTATTGTCGGTATAGCTTGGCTAGGAAAGGTCTTTAGCTGGCGATATGGAAAGAACAAGAAAAAGAGCAAGAATGTATCCTTGATGATAGGATATAACACAGGAATGTCTCTTAAGTCGAAAATAGACGATAACGCTGCGGATGATTATTTAAGACGCATTGCCGAAGAAAACAGAATCTAAATTCAAGGGTTAGAGTCCCTTTTTACAACCATATTACTTGTGGTTATTTTTATACATCGGTTTTTATTAACGATTGTTTTTTTATGGTAGATAAATGTATAAAAACGAGCACAAGTTCCCTTATAGATGGACTAAAAAAGATGCTAATTTCACAAAAGACAAAGGTAAGGTAATGTCTTGCTTCTGTTGCGGAGGTGGAAGTTCCTTTGGCTACAAACTAGCTGGCTACGATGTTGTAGCCTGTAATGAGATAGACCCAAAGGTTATGAAGATGTACTTGAAGAATCACGATGTCAAGTATGCTTTCAATTGTGATATTCGTGAGTTGATTACCAATATCAATATGGGGGGGGCATATTATGAAAGAAGAGCTTCATAATTTGGATATATTGGATGCTAGTTTCCCTTGTTCGGTATTCAGTATTGCAGGTGATCGCCAAAAGGCCTGGGGAAAGGAAAAAGTATTCCGAGAAGGTCAGAAAGCACAAAGGCTTGACGATTTGGCTTTTTACTCAATCGCCCTCGCTCAAGAACTACAACCAAAGGTAGTGGTTTTTGAGAATGTCCAAGGTTTGTTGCAAGGTGAAGCTATCGAGTACGTGAAAGAGATTTACAGGCAGATGGATAATGCCGGATATATCTTGCAGCATTGGTTGCTTAATGCACGTAATATGGGTGTTCCTCAGAATCGACCTAGGGTGTTCTTTCTAGGATTACGCAAAGACCTTTGCAAGCCGTTTATGGTTCAGAAGGATTTGTTCGAGCGAGTGCCTAAGATAGATATGGACTTCAACGAGAAAGAAATTGTCTTGGATGAGTTTTCGGACTATAGTGGAAGACAGATTCCAAAAGGAGTGATGAAGTATTGGGAGCATAGAAACGAGAAAGACAATTCTATCGGTGATATTGTCAAACGGATGGATAATCGTCTTTCTATGTTCAATAATATGTTTCTTAAAAAGGATAAAGTATGCAATACTATATCAGCAATGGAAGATAGGCTTTTGTATTTTGATAATCCAAGTTATATTTCAGCGCATGATACGATTTTAGCATCAACATTCCCGATGGATTATGACTTTAATGGCATGAAGCCATGGTTTGCTTGCGGAATGTGTGTTCCTCCAGTTATGATGGCTAATGTTGCTACGAGAATCTGGGATTGTTGGTTGTCAAAGATTAAAAAGGAGGAATGCGCATGATAACAGCAAGTATGACTTCGGGTGAGATGCGTAGAGTACGAAACTTAGATGGAGCTAGAATCTATGAGTTTCAGATGCGAAAAGCTAATGAGCTTAAACGTGAAATGAGAAAGCAGAACGTAAAACAAATAACAAAGACCTTTGAGTTTGCTACACCGAATGCCGATTATTTCATCGTTGTAGGTGTAAAACATGGCGATGTATTTGCTTCGGGTTTGTTCATTTATCTGAAGGAAACCAACGAGTATATTCCTATGAGTAGAAACGATGGGTATAGCGAAGATTGTTTTGCTATGAGCGTTCATTTTCTGAAGAGATTTGCAGAAAGGTTTTTGAAAAAAGACTTACCGATTGCCAAGATATTGCAAAAGATATATACATCGTTTACAGGTGCAGTTCAGCTCTATAGTGATGACAAGACAAGAAGGGTGGTATTTGCTATTCCGGAAGGGCTTATACTCACAGAATACGAGCAAGAAAAGCATATCATCCACTACAAAACCTTTGTAAGCATGGATATGCTAAAGAAGACACAAATGCGAAGTTACGAGAAGATTAGTGCATTTTTAATGGAATCTTGTCAGCAAATAGCTAAAGCAAGAGAAACCGGAAATGACGAAAGGCTGTGCGTTGTGTACAAAAGGTTTTACAATGATATTGATTTGCTAGATACAAAGGAGGCGCAAGCCATATATTCAAGTTTCTTTGAAAAAGGAGGTAACAATGAAAGATAAAAGTATAACAAGGTTTCTTGGTGATATAAAGCCTATAAAGAATTACGAAAGGTATTATGTTAGCAAGCTGGGACATGTTTTTACTATTGGGAGAACGTCTCAATTAAAGGAAATCGCACCTTGCAAGACACCAAAAGGTTATCTGAAGGTGTGGCTTTACAAGAACGGAAAGCGCAAGATGTTTTATATACATCGTTTGGTAGCTCAGGCTTTCTTGGAGAATCCAGAAGCGTTTCCAATGGTGAATCATAAGGATTTCGATAAGACGAATAACGATGTAGACAACTTGGAGTATTGCACCGCAAGATACAATGTGATTTATTCTGCTATAGCAAAGAAAACCTCTTCCGAATACTTGGGTGTGACTTGGAATAAGAGTGTAAGAAAATGGCAAGCGCAGTATCAGATAGGTAAAAAGAAAATATATATAGGTTGCTTTGATACGCAAGAAGAGGCTCATGAAGCTTATGTTAACGCTATAAAAGAGATTTGATATGCTTGAAATTGATAGAATATACAATTCCGACTGCATAGAAGGAATGAAACAAATAGAGAGCGGGAAAGTAGATTTAATTGTTACTGACCCACCATATTGTATCTCCTATAAGACCGGATGGAGAGCAGACAACCATCGTTTTTCGAAGGAAATACTCAATGACGATAATGAGCAATTGATTATTGATTATATGAGCGAATGCTACCGGATTTTGAAGGATGATAGTGCTGCTTATATCTTCTGTAGTGCCAAGACCTTGGACTTTTTTATGCAACAAGCGAGGAACGCAGGGTTTACCATTAAGAATTTGCTCATTTGGCGAAAGAACAACCATACGGCTGGAGATTTAGATGCGCAATATGGTCAATGTTACGAGCCAATCTTGTACTTGAATAAAGGCAGACGAACCATAAACGGCAAGCGTTTGGAGGACGTATGGGACTTTGATAGAGTTCCATCAGATAAATTGGTACATCAGAACGAGAAGCCAATCCCCTTGCTTATGCAATGCATCTTGAAATCATCGAACGAAGGAGATTTGGTGTTTGATGGCTTTATTGGCAGCGCAAGTACTGCTCTGGCTTGTATGCGGACAAATCGGAATTACCTTGGTTTTGAATTGGATGAGGATTATTTCAAGGTGGCACAAAGAAGAATTAAGGAAGAAATGTTAAATCAAAAAGATATGTTTGGATATGCTGGAGTTAAATAGAATTTATCAAGGTGATTGTCGAAAGCTTTTAAAGCTGATTGATAGTGATAGCATAGACCTCGTATGTTCCGATGTGGCTTATCCGGTTCAGTCTAGAGGTGGCTCAGGGAGTATGGGAGGATATTGGACGGAATCTCAAACAAGAAAGGGCAAAATATTCAAGAGTAACGATATTGATATTTCGGACTACATCAATGATTTGTACCGGATATTAAAGGACAGGTCGCATTGCTATCTTATGTGTAATGATTATAATTTAATGCACTTTCTTGATGTGGTAGGAAAGAGTGAGTTCCATTTTACCAAATGCTTAATATGGGATAAGTGCGCAAAAATATGTGGCCGCTATTATATGGCACAGAAAGAGTATATCATCATGCTACGCAAAGGTGGTGACAGACCGATAAATGAATGTGGTACATCTGACATTCTGAGTGTTCCTATTCCAACCAACAAGCGCAAGGATAAGGATGGTTTGATTAATCAGACTGAAAAACCTGTAAAGTTGATGGAGACATTAATCAGAAACTCGACAAATGTTGGTGATGTTGTTCTAGACCCATTCATGGGGAGCGGTACAACGGCAAGAGCTTGCGTAAACCTTGAAAGAAAGTATATAGGTTTTGAGATAGACCAGCGACAAGTCGATTTTGCCAATAACGAATTAAAGAACATGAGTAGGCAATTAAGTCTGTTTTAAAACTATCGGTATGTGTATGATTATTCAATGTGATTCTGTTGTAAGAAATGGGAATAAAGAGACAACGGATGCTCTTATAAGAGTCATGAGAGACGAAGCCTTAAAACGTGGGTTGGTACGTGATGAATTGATAGGTTTTTGCAACCGATTCTTGAGAGAAGGCGAAATCAAAGCTTGTATAGAGCATTTGCTAGACAATTTCAAACGTTATTTTTGGAGGTATTATTGATATGAGAAGAAGAAAGTTGAACAAGTCTCCAGTGCTAGGCTTCTGCGGATTTGTTATCGGTTACGAGTGCAAGGAAAAGGGAATAAAGCTGATGGAGTGCGATAAGACGCAAGCTGATGCAATCATAGTTCCTCATCACTTTTCACACAAGGTAACGAAGAATAGTTGCTTGAATCTTTTGGTATTGTATAAGGATAAGATAAGGGGTGCAATGCAAATAGGGTATGGAATCCGACCGCACATCAAGACTGAAAAGGGCGAAGTGTTGGATTACCATCAAGTGAGGGAATTTGACAGAATGTGGTTGTCTGATGATATGCCAAAGTTTAGCGAGACGATTTGCCTTTCTCTCTTGCATAAGTATATTAGGGCAACACATAAGGAAATCAAGTACCTTATATCTTATGCCGATACGTCCATAGGTAACAAGGGAACTATATATAAAGCTGCAAACTATGAGCATATTGATACCATTAAGGCAGATTTCTATGTGTTACCAAGTGGTGAGCGTGTGCATCCGGTTACGATGTGGCATCGGCACAAGACAAGAGCATGGGAGGTTCTAACGAAGCTATACCCAGGAATAAAAAAGGCAGAAGGGTTTCAACTTAAATTTCTGAAGAAGTTATGAAGAAAAGAAATAAATGTATTCCTCGTCATTTGCATCCAGATCCTGAGCATTGGGTTAGAAAGGGTCAATCTTGGAAGACGAAGTTAGCTTATGAAAGCGAGGATGATGCTTGGGAGTTTCTGAATCAGAATCCGAAGTTACGGGCACAAGGTATGGCGGTGTATTGGTGTAGGATATGCAACAAATATCATATAGGGCACAAGAACAACAAATAAAAAATATAAACAGCAATGATAGTAATAAAAATCAAAACATGGAAAGACTGGAAGAAGGACTTTCTTGATTGGGTGCAAGAACCTCGACGCAAAACTTGCAAGGATTTTGTAGATTATATGGAGGCTTTGCAAAAACGTGTTCTCTACGAAATAATAGCCGATACTTGCGATAAATATGGTAATATGCGTGAGGGGCAAATCCAAGACATCACAGAAGCAGTCGAAAAATGCGTGGCTGAGTGTGCTAAAGAAGCACGCAAGTTAATCGATGAATGTCAGCCCGTAAAATTCTTCTAAGGCTGTAACTCTCATTACAAGCAACACAAACTCTACACAACAAGCGCAGTCAGCGTTATTTTAAAACATAAATAGTTGAGAATATGAAAAAAGAAGATAGACTTAAAATATATCGCAAATACGATGGGCATTGTGCTTATTGCGGCAAGAGTATAGAGTATAAGGATATGCAGGTTGACCATCTTGTTCCGAAGAATCGAGGGTGTTACTCTCGGTGGAGCGACAAGGAGGGAAAGTTTGTCGTATCCCATGGCGATGATTGCATGGAGAACTATATGCCATCTTGCAGGTCTTGTAATCTTCGTAAGCGTGATATGAGTTTGGAACAATTTCGTTCGGAGATTACTAGACAGGCTAAAGGATTGCTTAATGGTAAGGCTTCTTTCCAAGTAAAGATGTCGCTTGCTTATGGTTTAATCGAAGAGCACTTTGATAGACAAATTGAGTTCTACTTTGAGAAATTTAAATAGTTGGGAATATGAAGAAGTTTAAGAAGTCGATAGAGATTAGCACAGAGAATATTTCAGACGTTCTTCAAGTGCCAATTGTTACAAGTTTATACAAGACTAAGAATTTTAAAAATCCTTGTCTTGAAGGTCGTAGCGTTCCTTATGATACTATAGCACTGATGTATGTTCATATCGAAGGCTTTGATAGCGATTTTTGTATTAACCAAGGCAACATTCTCGCTCTTGACATTTGTGATACTTGGTATGCCTTTTCAAGAGCAGGGTGGGAGAAACATAAAAACGATGAGGTATGAAGAAGAAAGGATATTACGAATACGACCAGCCCATTTACCCACACTTATTGTGTGTTGGGGTTGGGTTGCAGTTTGAGGATGCAAAGAAAGCATTCTTGAATAATGATGGTACGGATATTGAAAAGTACGATTTTTTAAATGGTGATGGATTTACTTATTACGGACTTCACATAAGAGAAACAGGAAGAAAGTGCGTTCTTGTTTTATTCAGTAGCAGTAAGGCTATGCGTATGAATGTAATTTGTCATGAGGCTAGTCACGCTTGTGATGCTATCGAGGGTAATATTGAAATGAAACATGGTGGAGAACCATCTGCCTATCTGATAGGTTGGATAGCATCATGTATCAATAAGGCTCGTTTGGGAATTGGAGATTTCGTTGAAATCGTAGATAAGGAAGAAAAATAGACCAAAGGCAAAATACCTTTTTGGGTTTGCCCCATCACTATATATAATAATGTAGTGGTGGGGATTTTTGTGTTAACGTCAGTAAATTATAGGTGTTATGTGTTATAATATATTAAAGAATAAAAGAAACACATTAAAAAGTCTGCATATTTCAGATATTCTTTGTATCTTTGCATCGTAATTAAGAAATAAAGGTTACTAATTAAAAATGGTGAGACACACCACAAAAACTGTAATAAGAAAATGAAAAAGTTTTTTGAAAACTTATCTGAAAAGTTTAATGATGCGGCTTTTGAGGCGCAGCTTGATGATTTTACTTGCGAGTTTGATGCTATTAACAAACCTGCTGAAATCGTGGTGTCTGTTAAGAGTAGAAAGGTTATTCATTCAAATGGAAATATTTCTTCTTATCCATATTACAATGTAGATAATATTAATATCTATGATGAAGACGGAGAAGACGTTTCTTCAAAATATCCTTTGTTCTGCCAAAGAGTTAAGGATTGCGTGCCTTCTTATAAAGATGTAGAGAATGACTTGATGGAGGCAAATATGAGCGATACCGAGCTTTATTTCGGCTCAGAGGCTAATTATTTGCGTTATAAGTATGGAAACTAAATGGTTGAGATATGGAGTACGAAAATAAGTTTGTAGGTCTTTCGTCTGTAACGAGTAACGACCTTAAAATATTAAGGTATGAACTAGAGTATGGATGGAAATTGGCTCTTATGCCAAATGATGTGTGGTACAACTAATTACTTTTAAAATTTCAAATTATGGCAGAATATAAAGTTGAAGTAGATTTGTCGGACTTGTTCGATGATATGACCATCAACGAGCAGAAGAACTTTTTAGTAGAAAAGTTCAGTTCCTTACCTATAAACAAGATGGTTGAAGTAGCTGAAGAAATACTGGATAACCTTAATGGCGACCAAGTAGCTAAAGTTATAGAAGACGCTTTCGATAACTTGCATGAGCAAGGTCAAGAGCAAGTAATTAACTATGTGAACGAATAAGGCTATGATGTCCGATAATCAATATAAAGTTGCTCGCAAGGGTGTTGTTGAGCAACTTAAATTAGCTCAGAGACTTCATTGCAAGCACATGGAGCAGAAGTATAAAGTAGCTTTGGAGAAGTTAGAGAAACGCTTCTTAAAGCCGGATGCCGTGGGATGCTTCGATTTGGGCGCAAGGGTATCAAATAGTTATTATCATCTTTAAATGGTTAAGATTATGGGAACAAAAGTAGAAGTAAAAACTATTCCTTTGCAT